GCCCACGGCTGTAGCACAGGTGTATAATGTGCTCGCGGACCGTCGCCGTGATGGTCAAGTGATTGACGATACAGTGCGCTCCACGCTCGTAGCAGCCATCGCCGCAGGTTTTGGCGCTGGTCGGCGAGCACGATGATCAACAACCACGATGCGATGTGAAAGACGAGCCACCCAACCCCGTGCTGGGGTGGAGCGCCGGGCGACATCCACTCCCAAACCAGACACCCGGAATTACCGAGCAGTGCCGTGATGCGGCCCGCGCGGTCACAGATCACCGCGGCGAGCGCCAGCCCTAGCCATAATGCGTTTGAGCCTGAGGGCGACGCCGCACTGTAAGGCTGCACCACCCAACCCGCGACAACCAGGGCTAACCCCGCCGTAACGTCGATCAAGTGCAAGCGTGCAGGCGACGGAATCGGGTGCGCCGAGCGCCATCGCCGGCCGGTCTCGAAGAGTTTCCTGTGAGCTTCGCAGTGGCGATTCTCCGGCATTCGAGCCCCCGATTCGGCCTGAAGCTGCGGCACGCGACGTCATGGTTTCGTCATCTTTGCCCTCGGGCGGAGCAGCGTCAACCATCAATATCTCGTGAATTCCTTGTGAAAGATCGTGATGGCGCTCCCTGTTGTTAGAGTGCAAAATACGGTTGCGTCTTAGAGAGAATTCTATTAAAATCACCGTCCACATGAGAGTTAACCCGTTGACCCACAAATGCGTTCGCCCCCTTCGGAGCTTTAGCGTAGTAGGGCTACTAGCGACCGGCGCCCTCGAGGAGCTTACGCGAAGAGGCTTGCGCCGCCGCCACGAGCGCTTGCGCTATGCGGTCGTCTCGCTGTTCGCCACCGCCGGCGCGGTGGCGCTCGGCTATCTGTTGGCGCACGCGCTGGTCCACCGCGTCCTGCACCTGCCATGAACCCGTACCGCGTCGTCCTCGACGAGGCGGCGTTCCGCGCGCTGTGCGCCAACAAAATTGTCCATACGACGATCCACCACGTCCCGGTCGACCTCGAGCTGTCGGTCCCGTGGAACCGGCTGCTCGCCGCCATCTTCGACATGCTCGCCGCGCGCCTGCAGTGGCGGCCACCGGCCGATCCGCCCGAGGCCCGCGAGTTTTTGCCCAAGAGGAACAATCGGCGATGAGAACCGTGATTGTCGGCAGTCACCACCACAGCGGTGCGGCGGTGCGCGCCGTCGAGCGGCTCAAGACCGGCGACCAGGTGCGCCTGATGCGTGAACCCACCAACAAGGTCGATCCGCGCGCCGTCGCCGTCTACGACCATGCCGGCCAGTTTCTCGGCTACATCCCGCGCGTCGCGCATGCCCGGTTTTACCCGCTGCTCGGCGAGCGCGACGAGATCGAGGCCGTGGTGTCGAACACCGCAGTCATCGACGAAGGCCGCGTCCGCTGGCCGCCAAAGATCGAGATCCTGCCGGCAGGCGATCTGTTCAGTGACGCAGCAGGGGCGGCCGATGGCTGAGGCGACCATTATCCGCGCCAGCGCTTTGTCATCCTACCCGGATTGCAACCGGCGAGGGGCGGCCCGGCTGTTCCGCCAAGAGATCGAGGCGGCCGGCTTCAAACTGCGCTCGCCGCCGCGCGGCGTAGGGGCTGCGATCGGCACGGCAGTGCACCGCGCCGCCGAGGTCGCGCTCGGCGAGAAGGCCAAGACCGGCGAGCTGCCGCCGGCGAGCGTCGCCACCGATTGCGCCGCGCAGACTCTCTCCGAGCAGCTGGCCGACGGCATTGCCTTTGATGCGACGACGCAAACTCGCGCCGAGGCGTCCCGGCAAACCGTCGGCATGGCGCGAACCTACCACCGCGTCATCGCTCCCGACGTGCAGCCGATCATCGTCGAGGAACGCCTCGAGGCCGAGGTCGCCCCGGGTCTGGTGCTCAGCGGCAAGCCCGACGTCGTCGCCCGCGAGCCGCAATCGATCCGCGACTTGAAGACCGGGGCGCGCGCCGCCGGCTCGAACGCTCCGCAGATCGGCGGCTATAGCCTGCTCGCCCGCACCCACGGGCTCGACATCCAGACCGCTGCGGTCGACTTCATCCGCCGGGTCGGGCCGAAGACGGCGCAGCCCGACCCGGTTTCCAAGCCGGTGCCGATCGCCGCCGCCGAGACCGCCGCCATCAACATCATTCGTCACATCGAAGCCGACCTGCGGACCTTCCGCCATGGCGACCCGGTGCGCCGCATTCTGCCGGGCGATCCCTGGTCCTTCCAAGCGAACCCGGCTTCAATCTTATGCTCGCCCAAATGGTGCAGTGCATTTGGCACTGCGTTCTGCCGCGAGGGCGACCCAGACAAGGAGACAAAGTAAATGGCCCAAACCGCTACCGCCGCCCGCCCCCAGCTCGCGGCACCGCGCCGCCAGCAGACCCTCGAAGCCGTCCGCACGATCAGCGGCAACGGCGCTTTTGACGTCGACGCCTGGCACGTCATGGAGGAGCGCGACAACGTCCTGATCGCCGACGAGATATTGCACGGCGCCGGGTCGTCGAGCTTTGTCTACAACTTCGACATCAAAGGCACGCAGGTCGCCGGGATCAGCGTCATCGGCGCCAGGCACTTGGCCGCGCACTACAGAGGCCTCAAGCATCGCCTCGTCGGCTCGTACCAGAAGAAGGGGCGGGTGATCACCTTCACCGCCTACCCGTCGGAGAATTACCCGGGCTCGCAGTCGGTCTCGATCGTCGACGAGCTCGAAGCCGACCCCGATTACTACACCGCACTCGTCGAGATGCAGGATCTCAAGACCGGCAATGCGATCCAGGTCGAGCGCCAGGAGATGCGCTTCGAATACCGCCGCGACGGCAGCGAATACGAGCGGCCCAACTATGCCACGATCGCCCAGTCGAAGGCCTACCGCAACGCCGTCTTGGCGCTGATCCCGCAAGACATCCGCATCCGCTGGCAGGAGCAGATGCTGCAATTGCAGAAGACCGAGACCATCACCGCCAGCGTGATCGACGAGAAGCGGGGCAACGTGCTGCGCTTCGCCGCCCAGAAGGCGTTGGCACTCGACCGCCGCGCCGTCGAGGAATTGACCCTCGACCAGATCGCCGGGCTCGGCGACGCGGCGCGCGAAGGCCGGCTGCCGGCGTTTGTCGAAGCCGCCAAGGCGCTCGGGCTCGACGTCGCCCAGGAAGTCGCCGCAGAAACCACGCAGGAGCCCCAGGAGCGCGCGTCCCGCCGGCGAGCACCAGAGCCCACAGCAACCCGAGCCGGCCCACCGGCGGGACGCGGCGCGCCAGAGCGTGCCGCTCCTAGCGAAGACCTGCCTCAGGCAGGTCTGACGCCCACCAGCGGCGGCGAGGAACAACGTCCGCGCCCTTCCGAAGATGCGGCCGAGCCGACTGCTACATCTGGACGCGCCGGACAGCCGTCCGGTGCTTCTAACGATGCCCCGCCTGCAGCGGGGCATACGTCGGAACCATCCCCTGGCCGCTCCGAGCCTACTCCGCCGAAGGCTACGAAGGCGGATACTGGTGAAACCCCGACAACGGCCAAGGCTACTTCGCCAGAGGCTCCGAAGCCTACGGCGAAGGAGCCAGAGGCTTCGAAGCCGCGCCGCGTCAACTTCGAAATGTGAGGATCGACGTGACCAACGAATTGATCAGCATCAAACTGCGCAACTTCCGCGGCGCCGCGCGCGCCGAGATCACCTGCGGCCCGCTGGCGCTGGTCGGCGGCAAGAACGCGACCGGCAAATCCTCGCTCGCCCAAGCCACCGGGGCCGTGCTCAGCGGCAACACCCTTCCGCTCGCCGGGCTGACCAAGGGCTCGGCCGGCATGCTGGTGCACGTCGGCGCCGATGGTGCCGCGGTCGAGATCCGCTCCGAGGCGGGAACCGCCCGCATCGCTTGGCCGTCTTGCGAGGCGACCGCGACCGGCGAGCCGCCGCATGCCTCGCCTTGGGCGGCCGGGCTCGACTCGGTGGCATTGCTGGCGCCCAAGGAGCGCGCCCGGGTGCTCGGCGACTATCTGCACGCCGACCCGACCCGCGAGGATTTGGCCCAGGCGTTGGCCGACGTCGAGCTCGGCGACCAGGAGATCGTCGAGGTGGTCTGGAAACTGGTCGAGGAAAAAGGCTGGGACGGCACGCACACCTCGCGGCGCGACAAGGGCGCGGAACTCAAGGGCCGCTGGAAGCAGATCACCAAGGCCAATTACGGCAGCCGCATCGGCGCATCCTGGAAGCCCGAAGACTGGCTCGAGCTCGGCCGGCACGGCGATCTCGACAACACCAGCGAGGAGCGTCTCGCGAACGCGCTCAAAAACTTACAGGGCACGCATGACAAAGCAGTCGCCACCGCCGCCGTCTCCGGCGCCGAACGTGAGCGGCTGCAGGCCCAGGCCGCCCAGGTCGAGGATCTCAAGGACAAGCTGGCCGATGCCGAGATCGAGGAAACCCGTCGCGAAGACGAGTTGATGAAGGCGCAGAACGCGCGCGATGCGCTGCCGTCCGCCGGCAGCGAGACACCAATGCCGTGCCCGCATTGCGGCGAGCCGGTCGTATTGCGCCGGGTCAATCTCACCGAGCAGCGTCTCGAAAAGGCCGAGGTGGTAGCACCCGCCGAATTGAAAAAGCGCCGCCTGGCGCTGGCCGAGGCCGACGGCACCGTCGAGCGCTTCAGGGGTGAGCTCACCCAGCAGAACCGCACGGTCGAGGCGACCCGCCACGAGATGCACCTGGCGATCGACAGCGCCAACAAGCTCGCCACGATGCCGCCCAGCGGCGGTGACGCGGCACAGATCGCCGCTGCCAAGGAATCGCTGGAAATCGGCCAGCGCCGGCTCGCGGCGTTCCGCCAGAAGGCCGAGGCCGGCGATCTCCACGCGAAAGTCGCCTCGAACGAATTGTTGATCGAGATCCTGGCGCCCGACGGGCTGCGCGGGCAGAAGCTCGGGCGCGTGCTCGAGGTGTTCGGCACGACCCGGCTCGCCCCGCTCTGTGACGCCGCCGACTGGAAGCCGGTGACCGTCGATCCGGCGATGACCATCGCCTACGGCGGGCGCCCCTATGCGCTGTTGTCGACCAGCGAACAGTATCGCGTCCGCGCGGTCCTGGCGGTCGCCATGGCGCTGCTCGACGGCTCCGCCATGGTGGTGTTCGACGCCGCCGATGTCCTCGACGGTACGACCCGCTCGGGGCTGGTCGCCATGCTCGGGGACGCCGGATTGCCGGCGTTGATCTGTCTCACCCTGTCGCGCCGCGAGCAGATGCCCGATCTCGCCGCCGCCGGGCTCGGTGCCAGCTACTGGCTCGACCAGGGTGTCGCCGAGCCGCTGCGCCAGCTGGAGGAGGCTGCGGCGTGATCGATGAGAAGCTATTCCGCCGGGCCGGCCGGATCGAGAGCGAGTTGCGCGCTGAAGGCGTGCCCGCAATGCTTATCCCCGGGATCCTCGGCGCGGCGTTCATGGCGTCGCTGACCAACCTGCCGTTAGCCGAGCGCGTGATGGCGATCCGAATTCATATCACCGCCTTGCGCACGATCTACGACGACGTGATGGGCGCGCAGCAGGCCCCCGACGGCCCAATGCCCGACCCATGAACGAGCTAGAACCGACCCAGCCGCGCCGCAAGATGCCGGAAAGCCTGCGCTTCTGGCGCGCCGTGCGGGCCTTGCGCCGCCAGGGCCATCGGGTCTACCGCGCCGGCCGCGACGACAGCCTAGTCGACGGCCGGCGCACACCCAACCGGTTGATCGAGGAGCAGGGGCGATGACCTTGGAAGACTACCTCGAGGCGAGTGTCCGATGATCGACACGAATTTCTACATCTACATTCTGTTCCGTGACGATGGCACTCCGTTTTATGTCGGCAAAGGTAACGGCAACCGTTGGAATCAGCATGAGTTGGCCGTACGGAATAAGGCTAAGAGGCGCGGCGAGAACCTGCATAAGACGAATATTATTCGCAAGATGTTTGCGGCCGGCTGGACCGAGGTGCCCAAGATCAAGATTGCCGAGCGTCTGACACGTGAGAAGGCGTGCGAGTACGAGATCGCGTGGATTACGGCCCTCGGGCGACGCCCCGATGGGCCGCTAGTTAATCGGACGAACGGCGGCGACGGCACGGCGGCCCCATCCGAGGAGACGCGCCAGAAGATGCGTGCTGCAAAACTCGGCAAGAAGCCGTCCGAGGCGACACTGGTGCAACTGCGCATGATGAATGTCGGACGCAAGCACGCGAATCGGCGCGGTCCAGCGTGTTCTGAGGCGACGCGTCAAAAGATCCGCATTGCAAAGCTCGGGAAGAAGCGACCGGAGGTGGGCGCAAAGGTGCGTGTCGCGCTTCGCGGAAGGAAGCTGTCTGAAGAGCACCGCCAGAAAATCGTCATTGCGTTGATCGGGCGGCCAGTTTCCGAGGCGACGCGTCAGAAGCATCGAGGCTTTAGGCATTCTGAGGCAACGCGCGCCAAGATCGGTGCCGCATCAAAGGGGCGGGCCAGATGACGTTATCACTTGAGGATTATCTTGAGAGAAACATCCGCTGGCTCGAGGACGCGGTCCAGACCGTGGCGGCGGACAAGGATTTGAAGCCGATGTTCGCCTTCGAGACCGCTGAGGCGACGGTGGTCGTCCCGCCGACCATCGACGACAAGGACCTGATGGTCGCGGTGTTCAGAGGCATCGCGCGGGCGGCCGACGCCGAGCGCTACGCGATCATTTTCGCCGCCTGGTACGTCAGGCTCGAAGAGCACGACAAGGACGCGGGCAAGACGATCATCGATCGCGAAGGCACCGGCGGCGTCTACAAGGACCGCCGCAGCGAGTGTTACACGATCAGTGTCGGCGACCGCGAGAAATCGCTGCTCGCTGTGTTTGACGTGCACCGCGACTACAAGGGCAAGATCCGCCGCCTCGAGCGGCGCCCGTCGCCGCGCCCGCAGGATTTCGTCCACGGGCGCATGATGGATCTGCTTGTGGAAGCGAGGCATTGATGCCCTTCGACAAACGCTCAGGAGCGCGCGACAACCGCTTCTACCGCGAACCCACGCAGCCCAAGAACTGGAAGCCCGGCACCGGTCAGACGATCGATGCGCTGTACGCCTGGGTGGCGACCGGGCCCGACGGCGGCGAGGGCGTCTGCAGCGCCCAGATCGGCGATATCCACATGCCGCTGATCGGCGCCGACATAGACCGCATCAAATCGCTGCGCCAATACGCCGAGATGGCCCATCGTGCGACCGGCTACCCGGTGCGCCTGGTGCGTTTTTCCTACCGCGAAGACCTCGAGGAGCTGTGAACATGGACACGCAACAAATCACCGTCGACCGCGAAGAAGCCCGGGCGCTCTTCCGTAAGTATCGCGAGCATCAACACTATTCGACCCCGATCGACTGGGAGATTCAGCGGACCTATCAGAACATTGCGCAAGGCCGGGTGGTGATCCGCGCCCTTGACAGCGTCACGACAGCCGGGCTCGGCGAAGATGGATTGCCGAAGTTGGCGATCGTCCGCGCCGACGCCAAGACCTGCATGCTGCAAAGTTGGCGCGACGGCTCGGCGCGAATGAACAAGGACGTCTGGCAGCACAACAACCATCGCAAGTCCTATATCGACTTTCCAGCGGGTTCGTTCCCGGGGATCCGTTATCAAAACGCCCACCGCGCCCAGACGCCGCTGGTTCCGGTCCATCTGCGGCCCAAGCGCGGATTGCAGAATTACCATGTTCTGTTCGAGGCGATCTGGCGTCCAGCGCCGCCGATCGACCCGCTGTTGCTGCGCCGCATCGGTCAAGCCGATCTCTGGGTCGTCTGTGCCGCCTGGGATCTGACCGAAGTAGAGCGCGCCGTGCTCGCCGGGCGGATCAACGCATGACCGGCCTCGCGCCCAAGCCTGGCTTCGAATGGATGGCGGTCAACTGGGGCGGGCCGGACGAACCGCGCACGAAGCACTGCAGCTACTGCGGCGATCCGCTACCGGACGACGAGGAAGACGCCGGCTTTATCCCGCTGATCCTGTGGAACGCCGCGGGCTGGTGCGCCGAGTTCTGCGACAAGTGCCAATGGGAATGGTGGGGCGTCGAGCGCCACGACGACCCGGCCGACGAGGAAGACGAGTGAGGAGAAACAAGCACATTTGAGTTTGAAGAAAGGACACCCGCCGCCGACCTTTTAGTGGGGGACCGGATGAATTCCGAGCGCACTCGAACTCTTCCCTCCAATCTACCGCCGCGCTTATTGTCGCGCGAGCAGGCGGCGGAATATTGCGGCGGCATCTCGACCCCGCACTTCATCGAAACCATCGGCCAGGAAGTGCCGCCGATAGAGATCGGCAAGCGCAAATTTTGGGACGTCCGCGCCCTCGACCACTATCTCGACATTCAATCCGGCCTGATCGAGACACCGCTCCCCTCGGTCGCGGATTTGCTCCCAACACTCGGCCTAAAATCAAAAGCTCGCAATCGCCGGTAAAAAATACTATCTAAAGACGAGGCGCCGGCCCGTAGCTAGCGAGCCGGCGTCTCTGACCTTCGATCGTGAGGAGCACGACCAATGGCTAAGCGCACTATACTCCCTCCCGGCATCAAGCGCGTCAAGGTAGGCGATCTCGAATATCTCTACCACCGCAAGAGCGGCATGCAGCGAATTGTTGCCGCACCCAAAACCCCTGAATTCTGGGCCGAATATTCCGCTCTTGAACAGGGAGTAAAGCCGGAGCGGAAACCGCGCGGTAGCGGCATCAAGCGAGTAGCACGAGGCCGCTACGTTTATCATTATCGCGCGACCGACGTCGCGGACGGTGCCGGGCAAAAGCGGACACGCCTCACGGCACAACCCGGAACGCCTGCTTTCAAGGCTGCGGTTCGCACGCTGCAGGGCGAGCCCCAATTCCTACCCGAAACGTGGGGAGCGTTGGTCGCGGCCTATCGGGCGAGCCCGAAATTCAAAAACCGCATGCTGCGCACTCAACAGGATTACGACAAGGTGCTCGATTACCTGTCGCATTTCAATGAAGCGCCCCTGAGGACTTTCACCACAAAGCAGTGTTTCCAGATCCAAGACACGGCAGCAAATCAACACGGGCGGCGGTTCGCGAATTACGTCATGCAAGTGCTGCGTCTCGTTTTGAAGTGGGCCAAAACGCACGAATGGGAGGATGCCCCAACTCCGATATTTGAAAAGATCGAAGCTCCGAAGAACGCTCCAAAAGCTAATCGCCGCTGGTCGGATGACGAATGCCGTATCGTTTTCGAGGAGGCCAAAGGCACATTCAAAGTAGCGCTCGCCCTCGACATGTTCGCGAGCATGCGGGGTGGCGACATCGTCAGCGTCCCCTGGTCAGCCTACGACGGGACGCACATTCGATGGAACCAAGGCAAGACCGGGGAGGAGGTTCCCCGCAAACCGGCGCGGCGGATGCTTCGCGAGATCCTCGACGCAGCCCCGCGACGGGGTCCGACGATCATCGCCGGGCCGGACGGCAAACCGTGGAGCGCCGGAACCTTTCGGAAATACCTTCGCAACTTGGTGTGTCGCCTCGAATGCGAAGGGCGTGTCGCGCCGGGACTGACACCTCACGGGTTGCGCACGACGAATGCGACAAAGCTCGCCGATCGCGGTGCCGATGTTCGCGCGATCCAGGCCGAACTCGGTCACAAAGGCCCGACGATGGCGTTCCACTATAGCCGGGAGGCCGACATGAATCGGGCGGCGGAAACGGCCAGTCGCATCCTCGATGACGACGGCGCGAACGTCATAAATTTTGGCAAAAACTGGAAAAATTGGCAAAAAGTGGAAAACTAGGTCGACTTAACCCATTGGAAGAGAATGCGAATCCGGTGATCGCCACGGACTTCAAAGCGGGTGGATGGTGTTGATTTAATTGGGAAATCCTTGGCAAAAATTGGAAAACTTTGGCAAAAGTGGAACAACGCTTCAGGTGTCTTGGCAAAGCGAAAAGAAAAGCCCCTAGGGGAGTACCCTAGGGGCCAAGTCGCGGGAGGAAACTTAAGAGCGGCGCGCCCGCCGTAGCTGCCGCAATTGCCGCCGGGTTAGATCGGAAGACGACGGTCCCGGCGGGGGCGGCTCCGGGTCCGGCTCCTCGTCTTCCGTTACGAAGGGAGCGGGTTCACCGTGGGCGCATTGGGATCGGGCGGCGGCTCGGATGGACGCGGCCCGAGCGATCCCGGCGGCATCCCGGTGCCGGGCACGATCACCCAGCCATAGACGGGCGACCACGCCCACATGGCCCCACCCGAGATCGGATGTGCGGGTTCTCCCGGACTACCTTCGCTCGGGGGCTGCGGCGGCGGATAGTAAATCGGCGGCATCACCACCGGGGGCCAGCCAGGGATCGGTTGCGGCCCAGGCGGCCCGACATCGACATAAGGCGGTGGCGCTCCACCCCAGATCCCCGGCGGCGGGCCCCCGGGTCCGATCGGATGAGCCGGATAACCGGGGCTGGGCCAAATGCCCGGCGGGTAATAGATCGGCGGCATCGGGACTCCAGGCGCCGGCCAAATGCCCGGCGGGGGGCCGCCGGGTGCGATCGGATGCGTCGGATAGCCGGGACCGGGCCAGATGCTCGGCGGCCAGTAGATCGGGTGCGTCGGAACACCCGGCGAAGGCCAGATCCCCGGCGGTTGACCCGGCACCGGCGGATAGATCGGCCCGCCGCCGACTTCGGGTAGATGAATTTTACCAACGAAAACAGCATCAAGAACCGGCATAGCTAAAGCTCCTTCAGAAAATGCGCGCGGCCCCGCGCGCAGGTTTGCAGCCCCAACCCAGCATCCGACGAGGGGCCTCGCCGGATGCAACCCTACCCTCTGCGGTGTGGGGCCCCGCACCGCATACTCGATGCTCCTACGAACGAAACGGGAAACGTGTAAGATGTCGGAGAAGCGGCTGTCGGCCACGTTTACGGTTTTAGGGGTTTTCCCCGGTCGCTTCCGAGACGTGAAATCATAAAAATCAAGCGCTTGCTACTTTGGCCCGCTCCTTGCACCTGTGTTGAATCGGGCAACAACGTGCACAGAAGGGAGTTTCACATGCACAAGCAATTGGCTACTTCGCTAAAGCTTCGAAGCCTTGCGCGAAGAAGCTTGCTCGCCGGCGCCGCCCTGGCGCTCGGCCTCTTGACCGCCGGTGGGGCGCAAGCCGTCGTCTGCACCGGAACGACACAGACCGTTACCTCCGGCGGCGCTGTAGCGGCCTCGTTCCTGGTGACCGCCTCGGGCGCGTCAACCGGCAACTGCGTGGATGCCGGCGACAAGACTTTCGGCCAGTTCGCGACCAGCGGCGCGATCACGAATTCGGGCAGCGCCAGCTTTTCATTTCTGATGACCCCAGGCAACGTCACCTTGGGGTTCGCGGGCACGGTTGCTCCGAGCTCGACCGGCACCGTCGACTATACGGTCGCCGTCAACCCGGCGTTGGCGCAAAACTTTTTGATCGACGATCTACAGAAGGACTTCACGCTCAACGCGAGCCTGACCGGTGTGGCCGCAAGCGCCACCCTCACCGGGTTCACTTCCCCCGCGTCGATCAACTTTAGCTGCACCAGAACGGTAAATCCGCAAACCTCGACCTGCCCCCAAACGGCAGTCTTCGCCTCGGTCGCGCAAATGAGCGTCGACGAGACGATCACCACCGGCCCCAACGCCATCGTGACGGCGCTTACCGACACGATCTCACAGGCGCCATCGGTTCCCGAGCCCGCCTCGCTGGCGATCCTCGGCACCGCTCTGATCGGCATGAGCGCTGCCGCCTACCGCCGCCGTCGGCGCTCCTAAAGGAAGTTCGGTTCTGGGCCTGCCGGGCCTTGCCCGGGCTCGGCAGCGCCCCGGCCCTGCCAAGACGCCAGCTGGCTCGCCGCCTAGTTAATGATTATTTGTCGCACGCGTTGACCGCGGCCACGACCGGCAAGGTAGAACGCAGCAGCATCAGGGTCGGGGTCGTGACACTCAAGATCCTTTGGGACACGCCTTGATCATGCGCTCGATGGCATCCTCCTCCTCACGAACGCCAAAGACTTTTCCAGCCGTATAAACCAGGGTCCGCGTTCCTTTGGCGAGGTGGTCTTGGTGCTCGCCGAACAGTGGTTTGACCACGGTAATCGCCGCGCTCTCGATCCATAGATCACCTCCGTCGGCCGAGTGGACCAGGATCAGACACACGATCGGCAAAGCCCGATACACACGGCACCGTTCAGGTGATCTCGGGAGCCTGGCGGATCGCCAGCCCAAACTCGGCGATGACGCGGTCGGCGATCGTCCACGCGAACGTGTCGAGCTTTTCCTTCAATGTGCGATATTGCTCCTCGGTAAACGTGACTTCGTCGGCTTTCGCCTTGATCGCCTCTTCAAGCGGAGCCATGGCCTCGACGCAACGCAGCACTTCGTCGAGAGTGAGCCCCCGACCCAGCGACCCTTGGCGCAGCAGCATCTGCATCGTGTCGCCGTAATTGAATTCGAGCGGCGGGCCGGCGCCATTTGCCATCGGCACCACGCGCAACGGCAGTTTACGAGCCATCAGGCCAAGCCTCCTATGGTAGATAGAGCATACGGCCAGCGCCGGAGGGACCGCTGCCGGCGTTGCCGATCTGAACTGCGCTACCGTTGATGTAGATGGTCTGAGCGTTGATCGAGCCCGGTCCCATGTCACCGCTGGTCGGGGCACCGACCTGCACCCCCGCGCCGATCGTCAGAACGGTGGTCAGGGTAGTGCCGCCGACCGGCGTCGTCCGGAGTTGCAGTTGCGAGCCCTGCCGGACGTCCGACCAGTTCTCCAGCGCAAAGGCGTCGATCCCGACCCGGTTGGCGCTCCATCCGGTGGCCCCGCCGGCCGACTGCCAGTAGCCTTGGAAGGACAGCGCACCGAGAAAGTCGCCCGGTTGCAGCGCCGCCGGTATGGCACCCGTGCCGCGCGCCGCCGCCAAGGTGATGTTCGGAGCAGCCCCGAAGACGCCGTTGGAATACGCATTGATGTAGACGTGTTCGGTTGACCCGTCGACCCCCTTCAGGTGCAGTACCGTCCCGCCCGCCGGCGGTGTTGCCGGCGCGGCGTTGAGGTTGACCACCAGCGCCCCGGTCATCGTGTCGCCGGTGCGGGCGACGGCGTTGAACGCGACCGATTGTCCTTGGACATAAATCGCCTGGGCGTTGATCGAGCCGAAACCCATGTCGCCGGCGGCGCCGCCGCTTGGCCCGCCAACCACGAGCCCTTGCGCCAGGATCATGCTGAACGGCGCGGAAGGGCTGGTCGAGCCGGCCGCAGTCGTAAGGAATTCGAAGCGCGTCGGATGGCTGGTGCTGCTCCACGGGCCGTTGACGATCGCCCGGAATACGGCCGCTGCACCGGCGCTCTCGAACGAGCCGGTCGTCGAGTCGTAGCCGTAAAACCGGAGCGCTCCGAGGTTCGCCGCGACCGTGGGGCTGACCGTGGCCGGGTTGAGCCCGGTGCCCGCCGCGGCGCGGAAATTGACGGTCGGCGCACCGGTGCCGGTGGTATAGGCGTCCAGGACGAGCAGCGCCGGGGTGGCGTCAGCGCCGGCCGCGTGGATCAGCGGCAGGCCCAAGCTGGTCGGCAACAAGTTGGCGGCGTTGAGATTGACCCCGAGCGTCCCGCTCATCGTGCCGCCGGCGAGCGGCACCGCACCGCCGAGGCCGCCGGCCGCGACCGCCACCCCTTGGACATAGAGCGCCTGGGCGTTGATCGTGCCGATCCCCATGTCGCCCGATGCCGGCGCCCCGACCTGCAGCCCCGGGCCGATCGTCAGACGCGTGGTCAGGGTGGTGCTGCCGACCGGTGTCGTCCGGATCTGCAGCTGGGTGCCTTGCGCGGTATTGTTGACGCCGCTGTGATCCCAGTTCTCCAATGCAAAGGCATTGATCCCCACGCGGTTGCCGCTCCAGCCGGTGGCGCCATAGCCTTGGAAGGACAGCGCACCGAGGAAGTCGCCGGATTGCAAAGCGGCGGGAGCGGCGCCTGTGCCGCGCGCGGCGGCTAAGGTGATGTTGGGAGCGGCACCCAAAATGCCGGTGGAATAGGCGTTGATATAGATGTGCTCGGTGGCCCCGTCGATCCCCTTCAGGTGCAGCACCGTCCCGCCGCTTGGTGGCACTGCCGGCGCGGCGTTGAGGTTGACCACCAGCGGCCCGGTCATCGTGCCGCCGGTGATCGGCACGGCACCGCTCTGCGCGCCGACCGGCTGGTTGTTGATGTAGATCGCCTGGGCATTGATCGAGCCGGTGCCTTTATCGCCGCCGGTCGGCGCACCGACCTGAAGCCCTGGGCTGATCGTCAGAACGGTGGTCAGGTTGGTGGTGCCGGGCGGCGTCGCCCTGACCTGCAACTGCGTCCCTTGCGCGGTGTCCGAAAAATTGTCCAGCGCAAAGGCGTTGAGCGCTACCCGGTTGGTGCTCCATCCGCTGGCCCCGGCGGCCGACCGCCAGTAGCCGGCATAGGAGAGAGAACCGAGGAAATCACCCGAGTGCAGCGGAGCCGGCGCCGCGCCCGTGCCGGCGGCAGCGGCAAATTGGATGTTGGGAGCGGCCCCGAACGTGCCGGCAGAGTATGCGTTGATGTAGATGTGCTCGGTGGCCCCGTCGATCCCCTTCAGATGCAGCACCGTCCCGCCGCCCGGCGAGGTTGCCGGCGCGGCGTTGAGATTGATCACCAACGCCCCGGTCATCGTGTCGCCGGTGCGCTGCACGGCGTCGCCCGCCAGCTCCGTCGCCACCCCGATCGCCGCGTTGAGGTCGGCCGCGGTCAGGATGCCCGTGTCTTTCCACGGGTAGCCGCCGAGATAAGTGCCCTGCATTTGCGTTGCCTCAGGCGATGGTCCAAGTGCCCCAGGTCGGCATCGTGCCGCCGTTCAGCGCGTAGTTCTGCCAGCCGTGATAATAGTCCTGGAGCCCCTGATAGACCGCAGTGAATTCGGCCGCAGTGGCGAACGTCACGGTCACGTCGTAGGCGGGCCACACCAACGGCTGGTTGTTCGGCAATTGGCCGTGCGCGTTGATGTAGATCTGCGTCCGCATCATCGTGTCGAACGGGCCGTGCAGCTGGTAATGCGCGTCGAGCGCCGGGGTGCCGGTGCTGGTCAATTGCACCCCCGCCGCCTGCATCGCCGCGGTGATGGTGGCGGGCAGACAGCCTCCCCAGTCGGTCGGATCGGTGTTGAGCACGACCGCACCTTCGAGCCCGCGCGTGGCCAGCACATCGGCGAGCTCGCCGTCGCACAGGATGTTGGTGGCCACGTTGCCGAGACTGAGCCAGGCGGTGTAGTTTGTGTCGGTGGTCGCGACATAGGCCGCCGCACTCGAGGAGTAGACCACACCCGAATGGTTGCCGACCACCCAGTACCAGTTTGCCGGCGTCATTATGGCGTTTGTCCCCAGTGGGATGACAGCAAGACCCGGCGGCTGGTCCTCGCGAACGTCAGACATATTGTCCTCCGGTGGGGTCCGGCATCGGATTCCCTGCCACATTGCCGGGCAAATAGCTCGCGCCTGCCCCGTTGGTGGTGATGACGCCGTTGGTCCGGACCGTGTAGCGCGTCCCCGTCGCTCCGGTGCCAACAAAGGCAATGGCGTTCAGAGACAATGTGCCCCCAGCAACGATCGCCGCAAAATCGCTGAAGTTCGGCGTGTTTTGCAGTGTGATCGACAATGATGGCGCACCCCAGGACTGCAAGCTGACAGAGCCGCCAGTGTCTGCGTGCCAATGGAAAAGCCCACCGCCCGCGATCGTATAGCTGCCATTGGGAGCATTGCCGAATTGGCCGCTGGTGGTTGCGTAGATGTGCGAGCAGCTAGGACTGTTGCCAAACACCAATCCTGTTCCGTTGCAGGCCAGTCGCGAGCCGGCGCTTACCACCAGGGCCGCGTTGGGCTGGTTCGCCGTTTGCAGGCAGCTGAGCAAAAAATTGCCGGCGAGCGACAGCTGCGCGCCGCCGGAAAGGGCGAACACATAGCCGGTGCCGTTGATCGCCACCTGCCCGTTGTAGGTTCCCAACTGGAATTGGCCGATGCCGAGCAGTCCCAGCGGCGAGGAGCCGACCAGGATGCTCTCGTTGTAGGTACCCGCCTCGATCATCACGGTCGCCTGGTTCGGCCCGAGATCGACGTTGTTGAGCATGTAGTTGATGCCGGTCTGGATATTCCGGAACGGCGCGCTGGTGCTCAGTCCATTGTTGGCGTCGTTGCCGCTCAGCGCGCTGACGTAGACGGTGACCGCACCGGTCGCCTTGATGCGGACCTGCGACAAGATCCGCTTGAGCAGAGCGGCATCGAAGTTATTGATGTACTCCTGCAAATTGCCGTCATCGAGGATCGGCGTGTTCACCAGTTCTTGGTTGATCCACTGGCTGATCGCCGCGCCGACAAAACTTGGCTGCCGCCATGCCTTGTTGAAGTCGAGCGAGATCGCTTCGCCCGAGACCATGCCGGTCGACAGCACGCTGCTCGCCGCCCACGTCGGCTGGTCGCGCACATTCGCGTTCGCCGCTATCGCAAACGGGAGAAAGTCATTTTGTGCGATTGTACTTACTCCGGTTGGAAAACCGCGAAGTTTGCCCATGCCCCAATGTCGAGCCCCGCGCAGTATGCGTTTGACGAATCAAGGCCGAAGACCGGCGTGCCGCCAGGGCCGGCGGGCCACACCGTCGGCAGAAAGTGCATGAGCTCGACGCCGGCAGGCTTGGTGTCGATCTCGCCGAACGTCAGGAAGCCCATCATGATGTTGTTGGGCGGGCCGGGACCGAGCAGACCGTACGCCATGCTGCCATCTTCGTAGTCCTGGATCACAAAGGTATACCCCGGGTAGTTCGCCCAGATCGGGGCCCATGCGGCATAGGCGCCGGGGATCGTGCCGTCCCAGTGGTTGGCCAGGATCACCGCGCGCAAGAGAGTGCGGTAGAGCTCGTCGGGCAGGGTCACGGTTCCGCTGTCGGGGTCGAACGGCCGCCGCCACACCGATTGATCCAAACCCAAGCCCACGACGTCCAATGAGAAATACCCGGCGATCGGCGTTGGCAGATAGCGCGAGCGCCCGACCCAGATGCCGACCGCGTCGAGCTGCGCGCCGACCGCCAGGTCTAAGTCGTAATAGAGATAGAAGTTTTGCTCGAGCCAGGCGGTGTCGGCGAGCGGCAGCACCGTGGCCGAGATCGTCGCGACGAATTTCGGCTTGTCCTGGTGCTCGGAGGTGATGTGGTCGGTGTAGGGCGTGATGTCGGCTTCGAGCTGATCCTGCGGATCGACCCGGTTGTGGAGCGCGGCCATGCGCGGTCTCCCCTTATTGTGCGTTGATAATGATGTCGCTCAGATTGGCGACGGTAGCGGCCTCGTTGAAGTTTATGACGATCCCGCGGACGCCGTAGATCTTGGCGCCCGCGAGGACTGAGCGCTCCGATGGCACAGGGGTGTCGATCGTGATCGACTGGGTGCCGACCGCGGTAGTGGTGGCTTGAAAGAAGGTGCCGTTGTCGAGGGTCAGCCACAGCGCCTCGGGAACGTGGTAGTTGAAGGTGGTATTCGTGACGCTGATCACCGTCGCCCCGGCAGGATAGGGTCCGCCCGTCGCCTCCATGCCGGGTCGATACAGCGCCAGGCCGACCATCGGAGGGGTGTGCGGTAGCCCGATATGATAGGTCGCGCTCAGCGGATCCAGCTGGACCTGGAGCAATCCGGTGCCGATGACTGCGGCGTCGCCGTCGAGATTGGCCGGCGAGTAGGCATCGCCGATGTAGATCAACTGACCAATGTCGAGCGAATTGAAATACTCGGCGAGCGCCTGCTGGATGTAGGTGGCGACTTGCGAGGTGTAGCCGACCGAGGCGACGAGCCAGATCAGCACCGAAATCTCGATCGGACTGAGTTGCCAATAGCTGATCAGATTCGGCGTGCCGACGCTGTCGTAGACCGTCACCGAGGTGTCGCCGTAGGTCGGCACACCGGGCGCCTTGGTGAGGGCGATTGTGGTGGCGATCTGGGTCGGATCGCCGCCCTCGACGACGCAGGCGATGCTGCGGCCCGGAATGCCGGTGGTGGGATCGGTGATCACGGTGTCGTTCTGAAACACCTTGGCGCGCGTCACTCCCGCCAGGTTGAGCAGGTTGCCCTGGATCGAGGACAGCACCGTCGAGGCCGGAAGTGCCGTCGATTGGGTCTGCCGCCGGCGCAGCTGGGCATCGGTCTCGACCGGGGCTCCCGGCGTGGCGGCGGCGACGTTGGTCGCGGTCTGCCAGCCGGGGATCGGCGTGAGGATTTGGGTGAGCGTGCCGGGTGCGGCCGTCGTCGCCCCGAGACTCGTGCAGGCGGCGAGCACATCGACCACGCCGGCCGGCGGGATCGTGACCGGCCCGATGACAAACCACTGGGTGCCGAGGTTGATGTTGTCGCCGACCGTGGCGTTCGCGACGATCGTACCCTCGGTCCCGCCCAGGGTCAGCGTGACCCGGCTCGAGGAGGCGACCTGGCGGGCGATGCCGTTGATCTTGACGATCGAGGAGAGGCCCGCGCCAAAGGCGAAGCTCGGGATGAAATTGTTGAACGCCGCGATGGCGCTCGAATTCATGTCGTTGAGCGCGTCGGCGAAGATCGCCAGCAGCTGTGCGTCCTGGGTCGACGGGTCGAGGACGATGTCGATCCCTTGGATCGAGTACCACTGCTGCTGCAGATAAGCGAGCACTTGATCGAACGGCGGTCCGGTGATCCCCATGCTGTCGATCTTGACGACGATCGGCGTGGTCATGGAGAACCCTCGCTGGCTTCTTCGCCGACCGGCATGGCAAGAAATAACGACAAGGTCTCGCGCGGCGGATAGCCGATCATGTTACGAAACTCGGCGAGCAGGATCAGATTCACAGCGGGTCGGCTCCGGTCAGCGCCGAATAGTCGATGATCCAGTGGCTGGCGTAAGACGCGGACGGCTGAATGCTCATTGCCAGCCTCCCGTAGAGCGTCTCGATGACCATCTGGACCGAGAAGGTGCGGGTATTCGGGTCGGTCTGGCTGGCGTAACTGACGATCGACTGCACGCCCGGGGTCGCCAGAACCCGTGTGCGCAAGGCCATGTCACGCGACAGCGCGGTATGCTCGGCGAGGATCTGGCCCTGTGCGACGACCTGGGGATTGAGCGGAAACCCGCCCCACGGTGTGCCCTCACGAGTGTCCAGGAACCATTCCCCGGCGTAGAGCAGCAGCCGGGTCATCACCAGCTGGCCGACCATCTCGGGCGTGTTGTACCAGATGTCTCCGCCATTGTGGCCGAACTGAAAATCACCATTAGCGTCTTGGATTCGCAAACGCATGTCAGCAGCCCGACCATGGGTGGCTGTCGACCCCGTTGCCCGCCGTCGCCGAGGCTTCGGCGGGCTGTGTGACGGCGGCCTGCGTCTGGGCTCCCCGCGTTAGCTGCTCGGTGAGCGCGGCGACGAGCGGCGCGGCAATTTTGTATTTCAGCTCGCCCAGCCCCTCCAAAATGGTATTCCACGCTTGCGCCTCGAGCGTGACGGCAAGCTGTAGGTTGGCGGGAATTGGTGTCATTGATAGATCCAATTCGTATTGTTGCACATGACGAGCGCCGCGAGGTTTCCAGTCGTGCCCACCGTGGTGCCGTAGAGTGATGCTGGAGGCGCCGGGGCCGCCGCGCCATTCGACACCACCTGAAGCAGCCCGGCGTTCGAGCCGCTGCACGCCGGCAGCGCCGATATCAGGATCGGGACCATATAGCTACCGCCGTGGATCACCGCCTCGCCGGTAATCTGTACTTGCGTCTGGTTGACCCCGGTACTGAGCGGAATGACATATAGCGGCGGGTCGATGTACGCCCCACTGCTGGGATTGTACCGATCGAGATAAATATTTCCGTCGACACCAGTGACCCAGCCCCACGTCAGGGTACCCATAACCGACCCCGCAGTTAGAGGGGTGGTGATTTTTGAGAACATCACCTGGCTAGCCGCCCCGGCGGCAGCGCCGACCTCCAGAGTGCCGTTCACGCCCTTACTGAACACCGCCTGGCCGTTGATCCCGACTTGGCTCTGGCCGCTGGCGGTTCCGGTCGGAGTGATGGAAATCGGCGTGTCGATAAACCCGCTGGTGACGCTAGACCGATCGAGGTAGAAAGTCCCGCTGGTATCATTGCGCAAGTCCCACACCGGGGTGCCGAGATAGTACCCTGGGGATTGCGGTGACTTCATATTGGTGAAAGTCAACTGGCTGACTGAACCGGGAATCGCGGCCAGCTCCAGGCCGCTGATCATGCTATTGGCATGGGTGCAGCCACCGGTGCCCGAGCACAGTGCTCCTGCCGTCATACCGGTGGTCGGATTCGGATAGACGAGTGGCGACCCAATAAATTCGACAAACGATCCGGACTGGGTCTGGACGCCCACAGCACCGGGAGCGAAGGAGGAATATTGGTCAACATGGAGATTGGTAAGATGCAATTGCCCGCTGTTGCCGCCGCCAATCGTGGCTATAGACTGGACCAAACCGCCCACGAGGCCGTTGAAAAAGACGACCGCGTTGTCGGAGGCAAGGTTGATCATATAAGGCGTCTTCTGCGCGCACTGGCCGGCGACCCCGCTTGTCGTGCTGTCGGAGAACAGTAGCGTGTCGGTGAACGTCCCGCTGACCGTGGTCGTGGGAGACGCTACCGCCATCGCCTGACAGACCTCATTGAACGACACCCCCTTGGCCTGCATATGATTGACGGCAAAGGTAGCGTTAAAGCCGCCGACAGGGCCTGCATCGGTAAATTTCATCGCTGTTCCGGTAAAGGCGAACTCGACATCGGTGATCTGTGGATTGGCGAGGTATTGGATATCCCAGTCGACATGACCGACTGCCGATGACTGCATCGCGTACCAAACATTAGCGGTGCCCTGATACCACCACATCTCATGGCGCAACCGGCTCAAATTCAACGTGTTGTCAATCCGATAAAAGCGTATGCCGGTGACGAAACACCCAAAATTGTCCTGATCCATACCGGAATATATCCCGAAAACACCGTTCTGCGGCCCCTCCCAATCGACGCAATGGCTAGCGTTGACGATGCTATTACTATTGATCCAGATTCCGACCATCGCGGTAGGTTCGATCTTGATCGTCCACGGGTACGTGTTAAACGTAAACGGCACGTAGGTGCAAGGACTGGCACAATTCCCGCTAGTCGGGGTTGGCTGCGTGTACCAGAAATTCAGACCCTCGACAGTAACCGAGCTGCCGGTGATGTCGATGCACGGGTTGGCGGTGTCGGTGCAATGCAGCCACGTCGACTTGTTGGTCCAATGGCTCTCGGTATTGTCGATCGGGCTCGTCCAATTGAGCCCCCCGGCGCCTTGGAGATGCACACCGGCCGGAACGGTTATGCCATGGTCGATCACGTAGGCGGCCCCGGTCGGAGGGAGATAGACCGTACCGCCGCCGAGGTTTCCGACATAGGCGGTCGCGGCGTTGATCGCCGCTCCATCTGGGGTGGTACCGTCGCCTTTGGCACCCCATGCCTGAACGTTTACAGCGCCGGGAGACCGCACGCCAGTGACTGTTAAAGGATTGGTCCACGGCACATCGGTGGTTGGCGGCGTAGGATGGACCTGCCCTGCTACGCTAAAGCTTCGCAGGACGAGTGCCAGAACCAGCCCTGCGAAGCTCAAAGAGCGAAGCAGGGGCATCACGCCACACCATAGTTCGTGCCGTCGAAGATCAATCGAAGCCTGCCGTAAGCCGTATTGATAATCGCCGAAGGTTGGTTGTCGATAGTGGCCGCTCCCCCGGGCAGCACCGTAATCACCGAGTTGACATACCCGCCGCGCTCCATGATCACGATCTCTTGCCCATTGACCATCATCGCCGGGGCCAGCGTGATGGTCACAGCGCCGTTGAAGGAGACATAGATCCGTCCGACGTTGGTGGTCGCGAGGGTATATGAAGCGGTCGTTACGGTGACGGGGACGGTCAGGGGTGGACCAGCCGGCCCGGTCGCGCCCGTGGCCCCCGGTACGCCCTGAATGCCCTGTGCCCCCTGCGCCCCGGTAGCTCCCGTGGCGCCCGGGTTGCCTTGGATGCCTTGCACGCCTGCCGGCCCGGTAGCGCCGGTGTTGCCGGTCAGACCGATCGGCCCCTGCGCCCCCGTGGCCCCGGTCAGTCCGATCGGCCCCTGTGCCCCGGTTGCCCCGATCGGTCCTGGCGGGCCCGGAACAGTCGAGGCAGGCCCGGTGTTGCCGATCGGTCCCTGCGGCCCGGTCGCCCCGGTGTTGCCGATCGGTCCCTGCGGCCCCGCTGGCCCCGGTGTTCCGGTTGCCGGGCCCCAGGCATTCGCGGTTCCCGACCACGTCAGCACTTGGCCGTTGCCGGGCGCGGTCGTCGCGATCGCGTGACCCTGCAGCCCGACCACGACAGTGGACACCGTGTCGGTTCCGGTGCCGGTGACGTCACCGATCAGCGTCACGCTGGTGATGCCGCCGCCCTCACCTCCTCCACCTCCACCGCCACCGCCACCACCGCCACCGCCGAAACCGATAGGAACGCCGTTGATAAAGAACCCGCCTGAAGCGTCGACCCGGCCAAAGGCTTTGAGGTTGGCGCTAAACGTCGCGAGCGGCGTGGTATGTAGGATCTGGTTCGCTGCCGTAAAAGCGATCTGACCCTGCGCCAGAAGACGGATCAGATTTTGCGCCGGGCCGATTCCAGCCACGATGTTTGCGAGGGGCGCGGTCATTTTTAACAGCGCCGAAATATCGGTGCCAATACCAGTCATTGCGCCAAGAAAACCGATCGCCGAATTGATGCCGGAAATGGCATTGGTCAAGTTGAAGAATTGACCCGCTGCGTTCCACGCCATCGAGGCGAGCGCAGATCCTCCCGCTACGGCGCTCAGTCCGGCATTAATCACATTGGCGACATCAGCGAGACTTTGAACGGCCGCAAAATTGAGGCCGGTGACTTGGTGGATGATGTTGTTGATGGCGACCTGAAACGACCCGTTGGTGATCGCCTGCCACGCGCCGATCGCCTGCTCCGCGCTGTTGAGGATGCCGCCGAGGAGCGAGCCGGGCGTGGCGATTCCGGCCGCCTGGGCGATGTGCTGGATCGAGATGCTGGCGTTGTGCAGCTGGCTTTGGAGGACGCTGTTCAGCGCCATCCCGAGGAACTGGCTCGGGTTGTCCGGCGCGGTGAAAGTGAACTGGCCGCCGATGACGCCGCGCTGGTTGCTGCCGCTTTTCGGATTAAAATCGAAATGCGACCGCCCGTCCTCGGTGCGGAGTTGCCACGTCGTCGTGCTGATATTCGGTAGCTTGCGCGCCTGCGAACGAAACCCCGGAATGACAAAGCCATCGCTGAGGCTGTGCATGCGGTTGTCGAATTGCGGCTGGACCCCGCCGCTCTGCCACCAGTTGTCGATCGAGCGGCTGGAATAGACGACGAGCCCCTCGTCGCCCTGCTGGACCGGGATCGTCATCACCGCGCCCCCGCCGCCGAGGTATAGGAGCGGCATGTCGGGGGCCGAGGGAATGCTGCGCCATTTGATCGTTCCGTCGGATTGCAGGTTCGCGAGCTGCACCGAGGGTTGTGCCTCGACCGTCATCTTGTCGGGGATGTGCTTGCCGATGATGACTGGCATCGCGGTCCAGATGCGCGACTGGTGCGCCTCTTGGTCTTGACGGGTCGCCTCGTCCCAATCGAGAAACCGCTCGGTCGGGTCGAAAATGCCGCTGGCCATCCTACTTCGCTCCCTTTGGTAGCTTCGAAGGATCAGTCCTGCGTAGCCTCCTACTGCGCTCCGAAGTAGCGGAGCTACGAAGGATGTGTGGGCGAAGCAGGGTCAGACGAGGGTTTCGAAGTAGAGGTGAGCATCAACACCTAAATTCGTGAAGCTCGGCACTTCGTCCGGGCTGTGCCCGACGGCGATCGTCATCACGATCATTGGAACGCCACCCCCGACACCCAAGTAACGAAATTGCCCGAGCAGATCGGTGCCGGTCACCAGCGGGATGCCGTCGAGCCCGCCGGTGCCGCCGATCGGGAAGTCGTTTTCGTCGCGGATGTCCATGATCCAGGCTTGCATCGCCTTGTTGTATTTGAAGTGCAGCGTGTAGGTCGTCCCGCCGATCTCGCAGCGCATGACCTGGGGCCGCGGCGTCAGCGGGATCTCGTGAATCGAGGTCATGTCGTCGCGCCGGCGAAGGGATTGGGCCCGGTGTCGAGCGAGTCCGGCGTCTGAATCGGCGGGTTGGCGGGCGGATAGGCGCCATTGGCGTCGAGCTGATGCCCGGCGGCGATACCGGAAGGCGAGCCGGGCAACCCCTCGATGCCCGACGTACCACCATAGCTCGTCACCACTACCGGTGCCGACACAGTGGGGCCGGAAGGGCCGCCTGGCAATCCCTGAACGCCAGCAAACCCGGTGCTTCTAGTCACTGCGGTCGGCGCGCCCAGATTCGTCGAGACTTTATCGCCGGTATTGGTCTGCGGCCCCGTCGAGGATGCGTCGGCGTGGGCGTTTGGGTCGGTGGACGAGCCCGTCACCTCCGTTGTCTGGGTGCCGACGATGATCACCTGGCGGCAGGACAATGTCGCCATCAGCGCGTATTCGCTGTGCTGGTCGGTGTTCACCGTCAGCCGCTCGATCAGCATGTTCACGTAGTGGCGCTTGCCGGTGTAGACGTCGAACGGCATCAGCGCCGCCTGCCAGCTCAGCAGCAGGCCGTAGACGCCGGTTTCGGCCGACAGGTCATAGGAACGCTGGCGCGACCAACCGGCGCGGATCGTGACCTGGCTGGGCCGCTTGAAGGCGTGGTCGGCGATCGGCGCACCCTGCTCGACTGGGTGCTCGGTGATCTGCAGATCGTCCTCGGCGGTTTCCTCGATCGTGCATTCCGCGACGATGCCGCCGATCGAGCGCCGCGAGGGCATGAACAGCGCTTGCCCCGACTGGGTCGCAAACGGCAGCGGCTGAAATCGAGCGACCCCGCCGGCGAACACGACATCGCGGGGGGCTACGGCTGGCAGTTGACGGCGCCCGCCGGGAACCGGCAGAACGGCGCGCGGCCAGGCGGGGAGATACCCCCGAGCCATCTAGGTGAATGTAGTGGGTGGCTGGATGCCGCCGAACCCGGCCTCTGCTGCGGCACGACCCACGGCACTGCGCGGATTGATCAATTTCGGGTCCACCACGCCGTTGCTGTTGACCGCGATGCAAGTCAACTCGCAGTACCAGGGTTGGCCCCGCGTATCGCCGACATAATTGAGAAACAGAATTTTGTAGAGGCCGGTCGGCGCGGTCCACGCAGTCTCGAATTGTTCGTTGGGGATGGCGCCTTGTATGAGAAAGCCGCCGGTCGGATCGCCCGGCCCGATGATATTGCCTTGGGCATCGGTCTTCGCTGCGGTGCCCGGAATATACTGCACCCCCGAAAGCACGTTGGTGTCGATTTTGACTAACCCGCCGAGCTTTAATTTCGGGTTCAAGAGGCAGCGCGCCTGGATGCCTTGTATGGTCACTTCGGGCAGGCTGACGAGCCCGGTCTTGGGCGACAGGATCACGGCCTCCTCAGGCTTATAGCTGGAGCGCGCCATGACGTTCCATTGGCCGTTGTCGATATAGATGTCCTGATTGTATTGCATGTACAGGTCGCGGGCGTAGTCGGTGGTGTTGCCGGCCAGCACCTGCGTGCGGATTGTCTTATCCTTGATTTTGTTATGATCCTGCTGGCCTTGCGTAAGATCCGGCTGCTGCTCTTTGTAGCTTCGGTACACCGCGGCGTACTTGGCACTCACCGGGGAGCCCGCCGGGATTGCCGTGAATGTCGAGGCCGTCATCGCGAGATCGCCGTCGCCCGCGTGAATGTCGAGATAGGTGTCGACCGGGTTCTCCTTGCCGCGCAAAAACTGAACAATCGTCCCGTCGAAAATTATCCCGTAATTGGAAAACCAATAGCCCGCCTGGATCTGTATGCGGCTGAACTCGATGACCTTGCCCATCGTTGCCGGCGCCATATTGTAGATGCGGGCATAAAGTTTGTTCGGGCTGGATGATGTAGTTTTCTGAATATTGAAGCCGCAGCGGAGATTCGACAGGTCGACACCCTGTTGCGTTGGTGGCGGCAGCGGCGTGGCGACCACGTCGAGCGAGATATCCAGCGTCGATCCGCCGTTGCCGCTGCCGTTGCGCTGCTGCGGCGCGGGGGATGCCAGGTTGGTCGTCGGGCTCGGCGTCGCCGGGGGCGGGGCCGGTCCCGCTTTGTAGACCGTGAGATTGAATCGGCGCAGCCACTGGGCGTCGTTGACGATGGTGTTTGGATCGAGCTGTCCGGAACCAGGCCCCTGGCTCGGTTGCAATTGATAGGCGAGCTTGCGCCATCCCTCGAGGCGGCTGGTCGGGATGCCGAGGTTGGAGACCTGGAAACTCTGCGGTTTTTCGTCGCTCATGCGACATGGGTCCGAAAATTGCGCATGTGACTGGCCGAGCGGCGGTCATGCTGATCGCTGACGGCGCGGGCCGTGCCGTGCGGGTCAGTGGCGTGAACGTTGATCGTGGTGGTGCTGTTGTCGGCATAGGCCGAGGTGCCGCCGCGGCGCATGGCTGCAGCGGTCGCTTCGAAATGCATCGGGTCCGGACGGCCTTGCCAATAGCCGCCCCACACCAGCCCGAGCTTGCGGGCGAACGGGCCGACCCAGTCGGGCATCTTGCCTTTGCCGCCCAGCGGATTGGCCTCCGGATCGATGTCGATCGCCGAGCCGAAAGCATGCGCCGACCATTCGCTGCTGCCGCGGATTGGGCGCGGAGCATAGCCGCCACCCGAGATCGGCTTTAATCCGCGCCGGTCAAACTCGTCGATCAACACCTGAAAGCCGGCGGCAACGGCTTTATTGACGCGCCAGGTCTGCCCATCTTTCGACTTCACCGAGACCAAGTTCCGGCCCGCCTCTTCCGGTGTGCCGAGTGCTCCGGTGCGGCGCGCCCAGTTGGCTTGGCTGCTGGCCCATTGGGCATTGTCGGCGCCGACCGCACCCGGCGTCGTCTCGACATTGGCGAGCTGGCCGGAAATCTGCTGGAGCTGTTCGGCATATCCGACATCGGGCGTGTAGCCCGCCGCGATCATTGCCTTGATCTGCGCCGGGATGCCCTGCGCCGCACGGACGCCTGAATAGTTGCGCGTTTTCATCAGATCGGCGTAGGCTTGAAACGATTCCTCCATCGACCCGTATTTGGCAAGGGTGCCGCCGGGCTTGATCCCGAAAAAGTTCTGTCCCGTCGCGCGTTGGCCCCAGCCGCTTTCCAGTGCCGCCTGGGCCAGAACCAGATGGGGATCGATACCGGTCTGCAAGGCAACTTGCTGCGCCAGCGGCCAGGCCTTTTTGATGAATTCGGCTTTGTCGCCGGTGAACGCACCGCCCCCTGCCACAATGCCGGGTCCGCCGGGAGCCGCAGGGCCGCCCGGTGCGCCGCCGGGAGCCGCCGGTTGCTGTTCCATCGGCTTGAAAAAGTCTAGAAACAGCTGACGCAGGCGTTCAAAACTTTGGTTGGCCAGGTCGACGATCGGCCGGAACGCGCTGTCGCCATGCAGCCAGCGGTCGAGCTGGTCGGCGAGGTAGTTGTCGTTGGCCGCCCCGCCGCCATAGGCCGGGCCGCGCATGAAGAGCTGCTGCAGCCCCTCGCTGATCTGCCGCGGCAACAGCATCTCACCGGCATGAGCGTTGATCGGCACGATGCCGCCGTGCTGGCCATGCGGGGCACCAAAGACGCCCTTGCCCTTGAACGGGTCGAAATCGTGTAGCCATTTGAAGAACCCGCCAATGCTGGTTCCTTCAAAGCTTTTCTCAATATCCTCGGCGCGTTTTTGCTGTTCCGGTGCGCCCGGAGTCAGTTCTTGGGGCGTCAGCTGCGACCCTTTGAAAGCGGCATAAAGCCCGATCAGCACCGGCAACCTGGCGATCAGCACTCCGACAGCAGCGCTGACTGCGCCAAACGCGGCGGCGAGGCGGCCGAGGAACGTGATGGCGAGATACCCGCCGAAGATCTCGGCCAATCCCTTGACGCCAATGGTCTCGATCAACCATTTGACCGCCTGGCCAACCGCAAGGACGACGTCACCGAGATCGTGCAGCGCTTTGCTGATTTCCTTGATGGTCTCGGGATCTTTCAAACCTTTTTCGATGCTGTCGAGTATGCTCTTGATGTTATCGACCGTGGCATCGCTGACCAGCCACTTGGCGAGCCCGGCGGCGATGTCGTCGATTGCCTTGCTGACCGCGGGATCGGTGACGATCCGCGCCAAACCCAGTTCAATGGCGTCGCCGACCTTGCCAAACTCGTTGTGCATCTTGGCTGCGGCTTCGGTGGCGTCTTTTATCCCCTTGTCGTTTTTGAAGAGCTTAGTAAAAAGATCGTCGACATATTTGACGCGATCGCGATAAAACTCCCAACCGAGCCCGACGGTGCGCAAAGCCTCGTAATTGATGCCCGCCTGGGCGGCCATTTGCTTTATGCTGAAGGCGAGAGTGCCGGCTCCTTCGCCGTGCAGACGGATCTCTTTTCCAAGAGCCTCAGCGGTGTTTTCGAAAAATGTCTTGGCGTCGGTGTAAGTGACCTTGAGCGATGCGGCGATATTGTCGAAAACCGGCTTGGTCTCGCCGGTCAGGCCTTGGCGGATCTGATTGAGCGTGGTTCTCGCCGAGTCGGCCGCCAAGCCCACGGCGTCAAATCCGGATGCAGTCTCCTTGAGGCCGCGCGCACTGACGCCAATGTCGCGGCTGCTGGCATAGAGCTGGTCGAACGACCGGGTCGTGCGCCGCACCACCTCCTCGACACCGATCGCGAGCGCCACCAACCCGAGGCGTAGCTCGTTGACCTGGCGCGCAGCACCGGTCATCGTGTCTTGAAAGCGCTTCTGCCCCCCTGGGTCGACAGTGAATCCGAGCTTGACTAGAAAGCTCTGGAGAACAGTATCAGCCACGGCGGTGCTCCGCTGCGACGGCGTCCTCGATGCGGGCGCGGTTCTCAGCGCGCACGTCGAGGTAGTCGTTCATGCGCGCGATGTCGTTGAGGCCCAGTGTGCCGTCCTTGAGCGACTCATAGCGGCACATGCCCTCCGCGACCGGCCTCAGCAGCCATTCCTCGCCCTCGTCGTTCATGCTGACCCATTCGATGGCGTAAGGGATTGGGCGGCTGAAATGCTGAGGAGGCCGTCGCGAAAAAAATCCCCGAGGTTGTCCTCCAGCACCGCATAGGTCAGCTGCAGCATTGCGCCGAGGTCGAGATCCTCGAACATCAGGACGCCCGTCATGGTCGTCAGCCGCGCCCAGTTGCCGCCTGGGCCCGCGCCGCGGCGCATGACCGTGCCGAGACAAGTCCGCAAGATGTATTCGCTGTCCTCTTGCGACATCTCGGCAATCGCGTGCGCCACCGGACCCACCGCCGACCAGAAGGCCGGGTTGGCCGCCGGACTTTCTTCGTCATTGCCATTGCCGACAGCCACCGAAGTCCGGGCGCGCGAGAACGTCTCGATCAACCCCGAAAGGATGGGGCTCAGCTTGCGGAACACATGGAATTGCTGGAACGCGTCCAGCTTGCCGGTGCGGTAGTTGACCTCACCGATCGAAAGCTCCTGCACTCGTCACCTCCGTTATGAACTCGACACGCTTGACGGTGCCATTGGGGTAATACTCGATGGCTTTGATCCGCGGGCACGTCGGGCCATGGATCATGCCGCACCAGCCGCATTGCCGCAGCATAGCCAATAAATCGTTGATGCCGAAATTGCTGCTGATTTCAGCAGGCATTTAGAACGCGACCGCGAGCCCCGAGCCGAGCACGAAATCGACCTGGCCGGCGTGGAACGTCCACACCATCTCGCCGCCCTCCTTCGCATAGGTGACGTCGGCGAATTTCGCGAAGGCGCAAAACTGGCAGTTGATCACGTCGTTGCGCTGCAGATCGCGGATGCTGATCTGGTTGGTGCCGTGATTGGCCGAGGCCTGCGGGTTGCCCGCGACGTTGGTGTCGAGCCCGTACATCGTCGACAGCACCGAATTGCTCGGCGAGGTCTTTAACAACCGCACGGTAACCGTCGCCGACTTTCCCGCATGCAGCGAGTGCATGACCGCGCCGTCGGCGCCGATCGTCATGGTCGACTTGTCCTCGGTCATGACAATACTTATGCCGCCTTCGGCGTTACCTGCTCCCGAGCCCAGCGTGACGTTCCCATTGGGACCGACAATGCTACAAAGGTTATCTAAAAACGAGTATGTGGCCACGGCTTATTCTCCCTCCGATAGCAGAAGCCCCGCTGGCAAGCGGGGCTTCGGATCACCACATAAAGCGGGCGACGTGGTGCTTCGAACACCGCGCCGCCCTAGACACAGCCGGTCATAGGAGGACCAGCGATGCCCGACCAAGATTTAATCGCTCGCCTCGCCCGGATCGAGGCGAACATGGCCACCAAAGCTGATCTCGACGCGTTGCGTGGCGACATGGCGAGTTTCGCCAAAGGCGCCGACATCAGGTTGTTGCAGCGGCGCGTCGACCAGGAACTTGCTGAGACCCGTGCCTTGCGCGCGGATGTCCGCTTGCTGACCGGATTGATGAGCGGCGTCGCGGCCTCGGTGCAGGCCCTTATCGACCACCAGCTGCAGCTTGCCGATCGCGTCGGTGCGCTTGAAGGGGAGCAGCCGTGACGAATTATCAAGTTTTTGGCCGCAATCATCAAGATCAGCAGTCTGGAGCTGCTTATATCAGAGTGTAGGCGCTGGAAACGCCCCCACACGAAAGGACACCCCGATGAACAAGACCCTCACCGCCATCGCGCTGGCCACCGCCGTGGTCGCGAGCACTGCCAGTGCTCATGACGTGCCTGACCCGTGCAGCACGGTTCCGCACGGATCGCTATGCCACTCTGATCAGGAGCGGCCTTTCGAACCAGCCGCGCCACCCATGGTCGCCAGCGCCGCGAGCGCCCAGGCCTTCGATCCTAATTTAGGTTTGGCGTTGCAGACCAATGGTCAGGGGGGCTGTCTCGCAATTCGTGCGCAGCGGCTCGATACGATCGAAGCATGTGCGATCAAAGACCAAAACATCGCCGAGGCAATATGGTGGGTCATTTCTTCCGATAACATCGCGTGGATTGAGAACTACTGCCAACCAACGGTAACCGGATTCAAATGCACGTATAAAGGCATCACCCAAATCTACCGGCGGTAAGAAATGATCGCGGTCGCGGGCGGCATTCTGCTGGCGCTGGCCGTCCTCGGGGTTCTGCGGCGCCTGCCCGAGATTCTGGTGGTGCTGTTTATCCTCTACCTGATCGGCAGCTGCGTCGGGCCGAATTAGCGGTTAACGTTGATCGTCACGTCAGAGAAATGGATAGCTCCAGCCATTTTCACCGCAATAGTTATGACGGGAGCTATTCTTGTTTCGCGATCGGCCTGATCTTGGGTGTCGACCGAAGAGGCAAATGTATACCAGCCTGCGTGCAGCGTATCGCCTTGGTTGAGCTCGCCAAAGCCCGGCGCGTTCCACACCCCGGGCGCTACCAGTCCGTTGGTGACGCCCTGCGACAGGGTGAGATCGCAGGTGGTCACCAGGGTATGCACGCCGGGATTGGTCTGCGGCACTTTCGGGCTCTGGTAGAGCACGTTCCACAGGTCGTTCTGGATCTGGTTCGACAGCCAATCGAGCCCGTACATCTCGTCGAAGTAGGCGGGGCCCGACATGACGCCTTCCTCGACGATCGCGGCACCGTTGTTGTATTGGACGTAGACGTTGGTGCGCTTGTTGGCCAGCGTCGACGCCTGGGTGGCGCTCAACAGCTCGGGGAAGATCCCCGGCTCGACCTTGAACTTCATGGTGATCGTGGTGTTGCTGCCCTCGAAATTCGTGGTCAGTGCGCGGCCGAAGAAGCTGGCGATCGCGAAGCGCTGCGACGAATACTGGACCACGGTGCGCATGTAGTTGGCGAGCATCGAGAGGCTGCCGATGTCGGCGGCGCTGGCGGCGTTGAGGCACTGCGAGTCCTGCGAGGTGATCCCGTACATATGTTTGTCGGCGGCGGCCTCGATATAGCCGGAGACCGCCTGGTGCTCGGCGGTGGTCAGGATGCGCGAGGCGGCGAAGGTGCAGGCGTACCAGCCCCGGCCGTCGACCCGCGCGACGCAGGCGACCGGGGTCTCGAGCGCGATGCCGGCGACGTTGCGCGAGGCCAGCGTCGAGGTCATCAGCAAGCCGCCGTAGGGTATATTCCCCGTTAGCGTCCCCCCGGCGCCGGAGATGTCGAGGCCGGCGAGCGGCGCACTCAGGTAGCTGACCGTCGAGTTCGGGCCGCCTGTGGCGCTGCCGCTCGTCAGCATGAAGACCGGATTGTTGATGCCACCCCAAGTGAAGGTTGCGTTTGCCGCACCCGCCCCGCCAGATGTGCGTATCGCCGTTTGGATGACCGAGGCGACGCCGTTGAGATTGGTCTGGGTGCCGAAGTCGAGGCCGCTCACATGGAACGCCGTGCCGCCGTCGAGCGTGCATGTGAACCCGCCGGTGTTGGGGCCGGTGAGGACGGTCCAGTTCGACATCAGCTGCTGGGTGGCCGACAGTGGCCCGCTGACGAGCCGGCCATTGGTCGCGGTGTTCGCCCAGCGGCCGATGAAGAGGGTGCCCGGCTGCGGCACCTGCCCGAAGAACAGCGCGGCGGCTTGGTATTCGGTCGCAGCGGTACCGAAGTCGACACTCACGTCATGGATCGAATTGTATTCGCGCATCACCTCGCCGGTGTCGACGACCGGGCTGTCGCCGAGGATCAGCAGGGTGTCGAAGCGGGTCGTCGGGATCGCCTGGGGCGTGAAATTGACGGTCACGTCAACCACGCGGCTGACGCTCAAGCCTTGCGGCATCGCTTATCTCCTATCGGGGTTTGTCGGGTGGCGCCCTTCGACAAGCTCAGGATCGCGACCCGCGGCAGGCTTCACTTTCATCCGTTCCTCCTTTTAACTACTGATGCGCTCGGTCATCGTTGGCCGCCGACAACAGCTCGAGCAGCCAGTCGTACCACGGCCGACATTGCGAATAATCGAGCCGTGGCGACCAATACAAGCAGGCGGCAATGGCTATCTCGATCATGCACGCGTTGTAAATCTTGTTCATCGCAGCCCTCCCGTCACACTTTAGCTTAGTGTGGTGGGAATTAAAGTCAACGTGTAGTCCCCTACGTCATGAGCTTGACTGTTGTAATCCCCCGCGGTCGTGATCATCACCGTACGCCCGCCATCGGTGCTTACCGATTTCGGTATGATATTAGGATTATAAAGCCCACGCCCAGGCGTCCCTACCGGATTATTCCACAGCTTCGATGCTGATGGCAGCAAACTCCACGGTCCCCAAGGGGCGGGAGACGTATAGAAATCCCATTGCGTGACCCCTGAGTTGTTAACGACATTGTTCACGATCGACGGATACCACCATTGAATGTGGACATACTGCTTGAAAGCCGGCAGGTACTGCACGCCGTTGCTGCTGACCTTGAGCGAGCTGCCGGACGGCGCAGGATTGATGATCGGCTGCGCGCTCGCCCACCCGGCAGATCCGAGAACCCAGGCAGCAGGCTGCGAACCGTCGCCACCCTGATAATAGCTCCACAGCGTGCCATCGAGCTTTGGCAAATCGGTGATCAGCACCCGACCGAGGAACAGCTTGTTGCCGTTGTTCCAAAAGCCGTCGTTCGACACGGCATAGACAAACTGATCGGAACCATCGACTGTGTTGTTCTGATAATCCGCGGTCGCATACTGGACAAAGAAACAAGTGTTGTTGACGAGCCCGCTGAACATCGGCGACGGGTATGGCTGCGCCTGACCATTTGGCGGCAGCGGCGTCCAGTTGACGCCGTGATCACTCGACTTGATGATCTGCATGTTCGCCGAAGACTGGCGGGCCGCTGTTCCAATCCCGGTGTTTTGGCCGTAAACCTGCTTTGCCACCCCCACATAAAGCGTACCGTTGACGCTAATCATCCCCATCGCTTTGAAGGTCGCGTTGTCGGTGTTCCCCGGCTGGGTCTGCCCCCCGAAGTTCGCGTTCATATCGTTCACGATGGTCCCGGTCATCGACGTCGAGAAATCCGAGAGCTTGCTGATCTGCAGGTTCCCGGTATTGCCCGTCGCCTGCCAATTATTGCTGTCGTCGTGTGCGGCATAGATATTCCCGTCGCTGGCCCACGTCGTCGCCCACACGTCGCTGTTGATGAACTTGCCGGCGGAGAACCCGTTATTGTACTTGTAAACCGCCCCGTAGTTAACTGTGCTTATGGGAGGCTGATTGTTGCCGCCAAACGTCAACACCCGCCTTGCGAGCGACGGCTTCGCCACAAGAAGCAAGCCCCCGGCGCCGCCGAGCGCGGCGCGTCTGGTTATGCTCCTGCGCTGCATGACGAACACATCATTTATAGGTGGCGATCATGGTCACTGGGGTTTGGTTCGCGTTTCCCGTCCAGGTCGGGTTCGCCAGCGCCGCTGTGGTGCCTTGGATCTGGTACGCAAAGGAACCGCCGTAGCTCGTCGTCGAATTGACATAAGGCACAGTGTCGGTGATGGTGAAAGGCGCGCTGATGCTATTAATCGTGCCGGCAGTCGTCCCAAACTGTATGCCGACGACGACCAACTCGTTCGACGCCTGCGGAGTAGCCGTTGCATTGGGCCAGCTCGACAACCCACTGGTGAGATTAATATTCGAATTGGTTTGGTCCTTCCCAGGCGTAGCGCTTCCGCCACTGAATGTGGCGACGAAGAGCGCGCAGTAATTGCCGGTGAAGGTGAATGTGTGCGACGCTCCAACAGCCGGGGCGTAAACATGATATACAAGGATCTTATAACCCCCATTACTGGGATCATAGGAAATATCCGGTGTTCCCCAGGTATTGCTGAGGCTGTCGGAGAGGACGTTGGTGCCGGTCGACGTAGCGTAATTCGCCACGTAAACGACGATCAGCTTGGCGGCCGGGGCTGCGGCCGTGTTTATCGCGGTGGTCGGGCCGCACGCAGCGGTCCCGCTTCCGGCTATCGCCGCATGCGGACCGGCGACGAAAGGCCCGCCGACGCCGGCCGCGACTGGAGTTCCCTTTACCCATGGGCTCCACATCTGCGCGCGAGCATAGAACGCCCCCGCGAGCACGCCACATAACAGCGCGATCGGGAGAAAGTATCGAAATCTCACGATGCAAGATCCCCCGAGAGGGTCCACACCGCGGCTGTGGCGCTCGGCGTCATGATCGTGGCTCCGACCATCGTGCCTATCGTGGCTTTCGAGACATGAAAAGCCGACGTGTTGTTGGTCGAGCCGCCTGACGCGGCGTTGAACGTGTAAGCCACGGCGGTAGAAAGGATAAAGGTAATCGTGCACGGCGTATTCAAATTCGGCAGGGTCACGCTCGGTGTGGTGCCGGTTGGCAGTACGACGATCGTCCCGCAGTCGGCGGTCACAGCGGTGTAGATGTTCGTCGTCAGCGGTCGCGCATTGACCGCACCGTGAACCTCGGCGAACGTATTGGCGGCAGTCCAGGTGTTGGCCGATCCGAGTGCAACAGCAGCTCCGCCATCCTGTGCGCCAAACCCGTCCGCGGTTGCCACCAGCACATGCCCCGACGTCAGCGTGCCGCTGATGTATAAGAGGCTGGTGGCGGAATAGACGCTGCCGGCAACGACGGCAGCAACAATGGCTCCTATCAGAGATCCTGTGAGAAACCTGCGCATGCTGCGTTCCTTACGGACAAAGAGTAATAGGGAAGGTCGGGCTCGCCGGACCGGCAATCTGCAAGGGAAACGTGGGAGCGCCGCTTGCGGCATACTGCGCCGGAGCAGTAAAGCACGAGGGCGCCACACCGCCGGTCGGCATCAGCAGGATGAATGCGTCAGCCGACATCGACACCAGCAGCACCCCCATCAGGATAACTAGCGAAAGCTTCCGTTGCATCGACCCTGTCCCGTAGGAGATAATGGTCCGCCGCTGACTTTGGCGCCGATCCAGTAATTCGCCGGCACAACGACCCCCGCAGCAGGAAGCAAGTTCGCGGCTTCGGTCAATGCACCCGTCGTCATATTGAACGGGGTACCCATCATCGTGCCGCTCCCAATCGCTCCGCTCGCCGTCTGCTGGTAGAACTGCATAGTAGCGCCGGTGCTCGCCACGACGTCGTTCTCGCAGCTGATGACGTAGACGATGCGCGGTGTCGTCGTCCGGTGGACACCAAAACCGTTGGCCGCTACACTCAGATCCATCCCCGTCAGCCAAGCAAACGAGAAAGCCTGCACCGGACCCATCGGCACGCTCAGCGTGTTGGCACCGCCATTCGCAACAAAAGACTGTGTATCGGCCGGGAACGTCACCGCACCGCCCGGTCCTGTGCTGCCGCCGATCTGCGCGGGGTTGATCTGGTCGCCCGAGGCTGGCGTCAACGTCGCCTGTACCCCGATGGTGGCAATGTTCACCCCGCCTTGATTAGGCAACGTGCTCACCGCGGGAAACGTCAGAGAACAGGCCGTCGTGCAGACAAATGTTTGTCCGTATGTCCACTCGGCGCCGGTCACCGGATGAGGCGTGGGGGTAGGATTGACCGTGATCCCACCCGCCACACCGCCGAGCACAAACCCGGTACCGGCGGTGTTGACCTGCAGACACTGGTACCCGGTCAGCTCGTTGCCACCTAAAGCTATGAGCCCGCCGGGCACCTGGCGCTGGACCGGCAACCCAGGCTTGCCATCCACGGCAAGCGTGTTGACAGGGCCGGTGTTTGGCGTGGTGAAATTGGCGCAGACGATGTCCATCGCCGTGTTGTTGAACCCGCCGCCCGTCGTGATGGTCGGCGCATTTGCTGTTCCGCTGACCGCGGTAGCCGTGAACAGATGAGGCCGGCCGGCGACCGCCTGAGCATGGGCAGCCTGCGTCGCCAAGGCTATGCAGGCCAGGACAAGCCCTGCGTAGCGCGCAGCGCGAAGTAGGGTCATGGCACCGTGTACCACTGAGTAGCCGCCACCGCTTCGAAATAGGCGGTGGTGTCGACGGGAACGGTAATAGACGCGCCGACAGCCAGCGCATTGATTGCCGCAGTCGCCGCCGGATAAACGGCCAAAGGATTGGCCCCGCTGTTGCGGACCTTGCAAATCTGACCGACTGTTCCCGCAGGGAGCGCACAGCCGTTACCCACGGCCGCGACCGTGGTGACCTCGTTGAAAGCGCTGGGAAGCGCCGCCCAAGGAGCCGTCGCTGCGGCGGCGATATTGCGCGTCACGGTATCGGCGCCACCGCCGGTACTAAGCGGCTGGCCGTTAACGTAATAACCACCGGTAGCGGGAACATTGACCGTACCCGGTCCCATGTCGCCAACGATGGTGGTGGCGCCGCCGGTCGCCCCGCCGACAACGACGCCCTGGCCGATCGTCATGCGTGTCGGATTAGTCGCACCGACCTGGGTATTCAGTGTCGTAGTGCTAAATTCCAGCTGCGAGCCTTGCGCGTTGTCGTTCCATAGTTCAGCGGCCCGCGCTATAATCCCGGCTGATTGCTGATAGCCGGGCGTGACGGTGTAACCGGCAAAATTGATGTACCCCAATATTGCGTTGAGAAATGGCGGCAACTGGGCGGCGGCCGTTCCAGACGAACGTCGAAGAGAGAGCTGCGGCGAGTTTGCAGTACCGGTGCTGAAACAGTCGATCTCCACCCGGGCATTTTGAGTGTCCACCCCGGCTGCACGAACCAGTGTTCCCGAGTATGGTGCGGGCAATGCCCCAGTGTTCTGGTTTACCGTGACCGTGTTGAGGCTGGTCAGGTCGCGGGTGTAGGCCGCGACCGTGCCGTTCGAGCCGAGCACCGAGCCGGCGGGCCCCGGTGTCGGGGGCGCCACGCCCGCCGTCGCAGCGGTGATCCGGCCCTTCGCGTCGACGGTCAGGCTGGTAGGATAGGCAAAGGTGGCACCCGTTACCACACTTGCCAGGGTCAGCGCACCGCCCGCGGCGATCGTCGCATCACCCGAGATCGTGGCGCCGCCGACCACATTGACCCCGGTGTATTGCGCCATCTGACCAGCGGTGGCGTTGCCGACCGTGCCGCCGCCGGTCGCAGGTGGCTGAAAAGTCGGATTGGCGGCGGCTCCGTTGCTGGTCAGTACCGTGCCCACCGCTCCTGGTGCCGCGGCCGCGACGGCGCTGGTCCCGTTGCCGAGCAGCGCCCCGTACTGGCTCAAAGCGGCAGCCCCGGTGCCGCCGTTGGCCACGGAGACCGGAGTAGCGAGGCTGAGCGTGACCGAAGTGGTCGAACCGCCGCCGCTCAGCCCGGGCCCTGCGTTGACGGTGCCGATGCCGCTTCCCGGCGGCGTTGCCTGCAGCGCCGTGATCTCGCTGGCAGCGATTTGAAAGTTGCTGCGTACGGATGCCGTCGTCGGGTTGCCGGAAACCGGGACGGTTACGACGATTTGTGAAGGCATGTCCGATTCCCCCTAATCCCAGGTCGTCGTGCCGCCGTCCCAGGTCGTCGCGCCGCCATCCCAGGTGCTGCCGGCGGCGGGCGCTTGCCTGCCCGTATCGAAATCGTCCTCGACGAGCCGCGTTTCACCCGGCGGCTGCGCGGTGATCGTGCCCCGCGACTGCAGCAGGTTGCGGACGTTGTAGTCGTAGCGGATCTCGCGGCGCAGGATGATGTTGATGTCGCTGCGCGGCCACCACCGCTCCTTGATCAGCTCGGCCGTGCGGGTCACGCCGCTGACCTCGACCAGGCCGGCGCTGTTGGCGCGCAGCACCGCCCGGTTCTGGTCGATGAATAGACCGCGTTGCAGATAGGAGCTGAACCGGTCGCCGTTTGGGCCGTAGAACGAAACGAGGATGGTCTCGATCTGATGCGTCTGCAGCGCGTCGTAGCCGTTGTCGGCAGCAGCGGCATCCCAAACCGTCGCACCGCCATCCCAGGTCGTCGCGCCGTTGTCCCAGGTGCTCCCAGCAGCGGCCCTCGATGCTGCAGCGTCCCAGGTCGACGCGCCCGCGTCCCAGGACGATGCGCCATTATCCCAGGTGCTCCCCGCGGTCGGCGGCGGCAGCGCGGGGATATGGACGATTGCCGGATCGAAATCGATGGTCGTGGACATCACGCCAAAGGCGCACCAGTCGGTGTCGATATCCGGGCGCGGCGCGGGCTCCGGCTCCCACCGGGGACGCACCAAGGTCGGATCGAAACTGACGATGCCGGCGAAGAAGTCATGCAGAAAATCGTCCCAGTCGTCGTCGAAGAGCGGAGCCGGCGGCTGACGCGGGAGCAGAAATCCGGCTTCGCCGCTGTCCGCCGCTGCCGCCATCAGCCTTCTCCGCTAAAGCTACGAAGCCCTCTGCTATGCGTAGCGGCTTCGCAGAGCATAGTTGCGCGTAGTAGCTAGGCAAGGCCCATCGGCACTGGGGTGGCCGTGATCGCGGTGGCGACCGCGTACACAAACCCCCGGCCATAGCCCGACCAATCATCGAGTATTCGGACGATGTAGGTGTCGCCGTGCCACTGGATCTGGTCGGGATGCATCTGGTTGCCCATCGCGTCCATCGCCGCACCCTGCAGCCGGAACGGCGTCCACAGCCCGATCGTCTTTTCCTGCATCTCGGCTTCCGGCAAGCGCCGCAAATCGTCGGGCGAAGCCGCGCCGATCACCGCCATAGCCGCCATAGGGGTATCCGTGATCTGCCCGCGCCCGTACTGGTCAATGACGATGGCGCGGCGCACCACTGTGATGGAGTCGAGCATGCTGGGGTCGAACGCCTCGTTGACGTCGAGGCTAGGCACCGATCAGCCCCACACCCAGACAATCGAGCGGAGCAGCGAGCCAGTGTCCAATAATGGCGTAACATCGGCCGCCGTCGTCGCCTTGCGCCGGTAACGACTGCCGGGTGTGCGCTGCCTGCGGGCCGCCACCGTGGCCGGCTGCAAGGGCGGCGGAATCCCGGCACTGATCGTCTGAGTCACAGCGTTGACGGCGATCTGTCCGGCCTCGCCGAGGTGCCGCCTCATCAGCAGAGGCTCGCCGGCGAGCGCGGCGTGGGCCGCCTGCTCGAACTTTTTGAGCCACTGATCCTTGGATTTGGTGACGCCCGGCACGAGAAACGGCCGCGCTGGAATGTTGCGTGCCGGCGAACCGAGCTCGTGGATGTAGCCAAGACTCGCGTTTCCGATGGGACTTCCAGGTCTTGGGGAATTTTCCTGCGGGATTCCGACCAGCACCTTGTTGGTGCCGAGCGCCTTGAGCGCGGCGGCGAGCTGCTTGGTGTGATCGACCAGAACCATGACGCCGCTGTCGGGCATGGTCTCCCCCCTTTCAGTGGACGCGCCGCCGGGGGATCTGGGTCTCGCGCCGGATGGTCCGTGTCGCCATCGCGGTGTCGATCGCGCTGGTCGCCGGATCGGCGTCGAGGACTTCTTGGAGCTGCCGGGCGACCTCCTCGTGCAGGTCGCGTTGCTCCTCATCGGTCGCCGCCTCGGCCACCGCAGCGTGGTAGGCGACGACGTTTTCCAGCCGCGCACGCATCTGTGATTGCATTTCAGCCTCCGTTTGGAAAAGAAGCCGGAGCGGTGCGAAGCAGGCCGCTCCGAAGTTCGCGAGGAAACCTCTTTAGAAGCCCGTGGGCGCGCATCTCGCCCGGAGACCGGCAATCCTACGTCCGGGGCTCGACCTTGCTATTCAGCGGGCTCCCGCGGCGGCGGCGCGTTCTGGTAGAGCTCGGGGTGCTGCTCGGCCTCGGTCGGGGTGAACCCGCGGCCCGACTGCGCGATCGCGAATTTGAGCCGGCGCAGCAATTCGGCGCCGCGCTCCGGGCTCGGCAGCCCGCCGCGCGCGACCAGCTCGAGGTGACCGATCAGGTCCGCGCATAACTCTTCAGGGATCGTGATCACCCGCTATCCCTCCTAACCGAACCAGCCTGGCCACGGGGGCGGCCCCGGCCATGCCGGCCCCGAGAACGGCGGCGGGTCGGACGCAGCACCCACCTGGATCGGGCCGATGCCCATCAGCCGCGCGAAGTGGATGTACTGCCGGCCGTAGATCGTCAGGTTGTACTGGCCGGCGTCGGGCTCGGTGCCGATCGAGGTGTCGTAGCCGACGCTGACCGGACCCACCGACTTCGAATTCATGATGCCCGAGATGCCGCTGGGGTTGCCGCCGGCTGCGGCGGTCGCGGCGATCTGCATCTTGGCGAGCTCGTGCGCGGCCCACAGCCCCTGGCCGAACTGATAGAGATTGCCCCACAGACAGCAGTCGACAAAGTTCTGGCCGAGGTCGAGCCAGATCTGCACCGTCGCGTCGGGATAGATCGTTGGGTCGAACGCCGGGAACATCGCCCGGAAAGTCACCGGCGTCAGCGGCGTGCAGCCGTTGCCGTTGCTCACGCGGCGTCCTCGTCCTCGTCGTCCTTCTCGGGCTCGTCGTCCTTCTCGGGCTCTTCTACCGGTTCAGGCTCGTGCGTCTCACTCATGTGTCATTCCTTCGATTGTCACGTTGTGCGCACCGCCCCGGTCACCGGCAGCGGTGCCCACTGGTCCCAATAACGCTGATTCTCGGCCTGGATCTGGTCGAGGCTCATGCCGCCCGGCATCTGGTCGCCCCAGTTCTGCTCGATCGCGCCACCGACGATGCCGCCATAGCCGGGACCCGCGTCGCGCGCGCCAAAACCGACGTCCCCGGTGGCCTTCTCCGGTGGCGCCGAGGTGCCGGGGAATTGCTGTGGATGATTGAACTCGGGCGGCGGCACGCCCGGGTCGGCGCCGATGTCGCTCGGTTGATCGCCGACGCCCATGGTGGACGCATCCTCGCAATCCTCCGGCTTGGTCTGGTCCGCGTTCATGGTGTCCTCGCTGTCGATGCCGGTGACTTTCCCGGCTGCTTTTGAAGCATACAGAACTTGCTTGGCTTTTTCAGGATCGCGGTAGGTTTTTTCCATCGAACCCAGGATGGACTTTCCCTTTTCCGTTAGAGGCATGTATATTCTCCCCTATGATTCACAGAGGCACATGCGCCCATTGTGGCGCGGAATATCATCGCAGCCGACCAATCCGAGGCACGACATGCAGTCCAGTCTGTCGCGCCGCGCTTCATCGGCGTAAGCGTGAGACAAGGACATGCCCGCAGTGCGCTAAGACATTCGAAGTCACGCCGTCATATCCATCGCGGTATTGCTCGATCGGTTGTTTCAATCGCAGTCCAGCCCGTGGTGTCCGAGGCAACAAAGACATGACCCGCAATTGCGAGCAATGCGGTAAGTCGTATATTCGAACCGCTGGAGCGACTAAGCGCCGCTTTTGTTCTCGTGCTTGCGCCATCACCGCTCTTATGAAAAGAACAAAAAAGCCAAAGGCCCGAGATGGAATGCAATATCGGTTGCCCAATGTATTGGGCAGAGGGGCACATAATCGCATTTTGAGTGGCAATCATGTAACGTCGGCGCGTACCTTTAAAGAGGCCTTTCCTTATTGTCAGCGCTGTGGGTGGAAGGAAGAGCCCGCCGTGCTTCATATCCACCACAAGGATCGAAATCGACGAAACCACGCTTTCGATAATTACGAAGTGCTTTGCCCAAATTGCCACTTTACCGAGCATTATCGCGCTGGCGAAGCCATATGGGGTCGCAACAATCAGCTTCGGGGCATAAAGGCGAGTATCATCGTTCGCCGCAAACGCACCGCCAAGACACCGGCAACTACGAGACCCCTTCTCGTCTAATCAGCAAGTCGGGATCGAGCGGAACTGGTGCTTCCTGATCCATCTCAGCGCACCCGCGTAGCGCCGTTGGCTTCGAGATAAGGGTGTGCGGCCAGGCTCTCCGGCACGTCCTGCACGCCCTCTTCGAAGCGCACCATGCGGTAGCCCTCTAGCGTCAGGACCACCGGATGCGGGAAGTTCATCTTGACCGTCGGCTCGTCGGGTGCGGCCTCCTCGGGTGTCATCGGCGGCTGCCGCGGCTGACCGACCGTCGGCAAGTGCGCGGTCGCCGCCTCAGCCTCATCGCGCGCCGCGCGCTCCTCGCGGGCCGCCACCTCCGGGTCTTTCGCGGGCTCGCCGTTGCCGCCTCGCGATGGCGGGCGATGAGGTGTTTGGGCCATGGTTCCCGTCCTTTCCGTGCCTATATCAGCGGAGCACCGGACGGGATTCCACGACCGCCCGATGCCCCTGACCACCATCGAGAGGTGACCTCGACCATGGCTACCACCCAAATACCACAACCGACCCCCGAGGAGCAGGAGCGCGCCAAGTGGGCGCTGCTGCACGCGCAAATCGACCAGGTCCGCCGACAGGCGCGCTGGGAGACGCCACGCGCGGTGGCGATGATCGCGCTGGCGCTGGCAGCGATCGTCGTAGCCGGCCATCTCGTCGACCTGGTGTATCCGCCCAAACCGCAGATCCTCACCGTCCACATCGACCAGCCCATCGTCGTCCACCTCGACCAGCCCCAGGGGCTCAGCCAGGGGGCAAAGCCATGATCGAAATCATCTCCCGCGCACAATGGAAGAGTTTATGCATCATACCCTGTCATAATAAGCAATTGTCTCAGGATATATCACCTCTAATACTCCGAGTTTACTATAATAGGCGCTTTTTTGCCAGATGCCGTCATACTGAAGCGGCGTCCTCGCAAGTAACGTCATCGGGTAGCGGAGGTATTGGGGCGATTTCGTGTACACCACCATGCGGTCGGTGGTGCCCGGTCCGGCTGTGCCGATGGTGCCGCCGGCGCCGGCCCCGACGCACCATTTTGACGGATAGATTTCGAGCTTGCCTTGGCCCGAGCGCGCCAGAACATTGTTCTCCTCGACGTAGCGAAGAATGCTGGTGGTGCCAGCAGTCGACACCAGTTGCGTGGCGATTGCACCGTACTGGGCGGGCGGTATCAGGACGCGCGATGGCACCACTGCCCAGGCGGCGGCCTGCCACGTCGTGGTGAGCGCGAAGTTGAAGTCGGCGAGGATCATGGCCGGCGTCGTCGCCCCCGCCATCCAGTTTCCCGTTGGCAGATTCGTGATGGTCCCGGCGCCGGGTGTATTATTCGGCGCTGAAAATAGAGGTTGATTGACTAACCCACGATCACCCGTATCGCTATCACCTGCGTATACTTGAGCGTCAATATCCATCTGGTGCTTCATTCGTAGACCCTCATAACGCTGCGCGTCGATAGGCCTACCGAGCCGCAATGCACTCTCTAATTCAAACACGGTGTACTTGACCTCGAGCGCGTAGGGCCGTAACGGCTTGGTCTGTAATGCGATGTCGACATCGACCGAGGCGATCTCGGTGGTCGCCTTGCCGATCCACGCCTTGCCGCCGGTGATCGCGTTGCTCATGCCCAAGCCGCCGGGCGAGCCAAAGGTCGAGAGCGTCCACGAGGTGGCGTCGTCGGCGACGGTCACGTCCTGGCGCAGATCGATGTCGCGGCCCCACGAGACGCTGGCCAGCGGCAGGTGCGTGGTCTGGTCGAGGCGAACCAGCTCGCCCAAGAGGAACGCGCCGCTCGAGTCGTAGTATTTGCCGTCCCAGCTGCGGTAGCTCTGGCCGAAGGAGCGGCCGAGATGATTGCCGCCGGCGTCGTAGGTCCGCTGGCTGTCGTAGGTCTGCAGCTGGTCATGGGTGCGCCAGCGGCCACGGTGAATGATCGCCGGCGCCGACAGCGCGCTGGACGACTTCAGAAGTGCAGTGCCGTCGAAAGGCATGGCCTCTCCCCTTTTGGCTAGACGTTGTAAGCGAGCTCGACCAAGCCATTGGCGTCGGGCGTGCCATTGAAGGTGGTCTTCAAGCTGCTGAGGGCGGCGGTGCTGCCCGCGGTCGCGGCGGCTTCGAACCCGCCCTGGACATGCGGTGCCGCAGTGGCGGCGACCCAGACAAAGACGGCACCGCCTTTGACCGTGGCACCGTTGACCGGCACCATGATGTAGCCCTGGCGAAGGATGTCGATCTCGCCCGGCGGCGGTGCCGTCGTGCCGAACCCCGTCGAGCCGTAGACGCTGCCGGGTCCGGTCACGGACTGCTGGAACGGGAACGGGCGGACGGTGATTCCATATACGTCGGTCACCGTGGTGTCGCCTGCCGCCATAGCGCGGATCGTCCCATCGGCGACATTGACCATGGCCGCCTGGCCGTAGCCGGTCGGCGGGAGGGCCACGTTGGCCAGCGCCGGCTCGATCGTGGCGCTGGGATGCATGCGAGACACGGAGCCCGCAAACCCCGCGCCCATTCGGTAAGGAAACGCAACCATTTACGGCCTCCTTTCAGGCATTAAAAAAGCGGCCCCGAAGGCCGCTGCGGCGGAAGTCAAATTGAGTTTAATGCTTAGCGGCGGCGTAATGCGCGTCGAGCGACTTCTGCAGATCGGCCAGGGTCTGGATCGGTCCGGTCGGTGGTGCTGTGCCGCCGAACTGGAGCTGCTGGTCTGCGGTGCCGCCGCCGCTGTTGTTGAGGCGCTTCTTGAGCGCGCCCACCGAGAAGAAGACGTCGCGCATTCGCTCGCACGTCATGGCGCGCGCCGAGGTAAAGCGGCTGCCGGTGACCTCGTCGATCAGGTCGCGGCCATCGGGCTGGGCGTAGGCCAGGTCGAGCACCTTGCCGCGGAAGGCGCACAGCGCGTCGAACGTCTTGCGGGGGCGTGCGGCGCGGTCGAAGGTCGGCAGCCGAATGCCCGGCACCAGGATCTCGGCGAGTGCGATGGTCTGGCTGAAGCTGTCCTCGAGGAGCGCCGAATCGCGCGCCTTGCGCAGCGCGTCGGTGGCGCCCGGCGGCACTTCCATCTCAAAGCCGGGCAAGATTTTCTTGTTGCCTTCCTGGTCGCGGCTGCGCGCGTCGTCGGTTTCGTTATCGTCTTTGTCGTCCTTGTCCTCTTTCTGGTCGCGCCCGCGGCCGTCGCGAGCCCGGCGCGCGTCGCGGTGCGGCCAGGCATCGCGCATCCCGCCGCCGCCGGCGATCGAATCCAGCGCGTCCCACATCTCGTCGTTTTCCTGGCCCTGAGCGATCATCCGCTCCTCGAGCGCGTGGATCGTCTCGACCGCCGTCTTCAGCTGGTCCGGGTCGAGCGTGGTGCCGCCCTGGTCTTCGCCGTTGGCCTTGCCGTTGGGCTGGTGCAGGTGGACGTGGACGCCGCCGTTCTCCTTGCCTTCCTCTTCATTGTCCATTGCTGCGCCTTCGGTCTCGCCCAAGGCTTCGTCGAAGGCTTTCTTGTCGCCGGCCTTGAAGGCGGCACGCAGGTCGCGGACGCGCTGCATCAGTGATACGCTGGGCATGGGTGCCTCCTCTGTTTCAGGTGGAATGCTGTCGCCGATCGCGCAGGCCGGGCCGCATCTAGCGGCGTCGACTATCGCAAGATGATTGGCGATGATATTCTTCTGTCGGCCGTGACCGGGCTCGATCTCGTCATAATCGGCGTCATAGCCGACGGATATTTGGCGCTTGCCGCTCTGAATCAGATCGATGGCGTCCTGGTCAGTAATCAATAGATCGGCGATCAGGAAGTTGTCGAATTCAGCGTCGCCGCGGCGCGCATTCATGGCGTGGCCGACTGCGAGATCGCGCCAGTTTTTTGGCGTCACATCGGTGCGCTGACCATCGGCATCAGTCGGATGATCGTTGACGATCGGTTTGCCATTAATGCTGGCGACGGTTTCGTCGCGAAAGACCTCTTCCGGATCGCGCTCGATGCGCACGACGTCGGCAGCACCCATTTGTATTGGGGTTTCGCCAGGTCCGTAGAGTTGCAATCCTGTCCGCGCGACTGGGACCGACTTACACAACAAAAATCCTTCTGGTGTCAGGCTGCGGCTTGGCCCTATCTGCTCGATCGTGTAGAATTGCATTGTCGCTCACGGCCTCCATTATCAAGTTTTTGGCCGGAATTATCAGGATCTGCAGCGTGGCATTGCTTACACTACGCGTGCGAGAAATGCATCCAGGAACACCCCGACAAAGGACCGGAGCGCAATCAACGCAAACGCCTACTGCCAGCCGCGGCAGGACGCATTCCGAGGTGGCGCGTGCAAAGATGTCCGCTGCGCATCTCGGCAAAAAGCTATCCGAAGAGCATTGTCAGACGATGTCCGTTGCGCGTCTCGGCAAAAAGCATTCCGAGGCGACCCGTCAAAAACTCATTGCCGCCGGGCGTCGGAGGACACATTCCGAGGCGACACGCCAAAAAATGAGTGCCTCAAGACGTGCCTTCCTCGAACGCGGCCCCAGTGGAATAGCCCTGCTCGCGAAGGGCGGCTAGATACGCCGGGTTGCGTGGCACAGGCCCGCCTCTCAGATCATCCTCTGCAAGTAGTGGAGATGCATAACAACGGCAATTCCAGATAGTTCCAGGTAATCCTGGACGTCCATCGTCTAAAATAGGTGGATTATTCCAAGCATACACTCCGCCATTTTCGCGAGCGATCTTCTTATGCAACGGCCTGACATCAGCATCATTTGCCGTGAACCATTGGAAATGTGTACTGCCAATCCCCTGCGCGCGGGTAGCCTGTATTTCGCTTGCAGTTCTACTTGTCTCAGTCCTGGCTATGACATTCGCGCGCGACAACGTGACATCGCCAGTCGCAAAGAGCGCTTGCGCGATCTCTTCCCAGCGCTTGCCTCCGGTGATCGCTTCGATTCCGAGTTGGTGAACTCGCTCGGACGCTTCTCTGGGGAGCGATTGAATCAATCGTACCTGTTCCTCTAGGAGATCATTGAGCATGGAGGAGATCGGAACAGCCTCGATTTCCTGATGCAGCGCCCGGTATATTTCTCGTCCTAGTTTATGCCAGCCAGCGGCATCGCGGCGCTCGACGTCGGTGAGCATGCGCGTCGCCGTGGCGGTCGCCCACGGCTCGATCAGCCGGGCGTAGGCGTCGAGCGCGGCCTCGATGGCGGTGAGTTCGGCGGTGCTCGGCGCGATCCCCAGCATGCCGTTGACGATGTTGCCGACGTGGCGGGCGATCTGCCGCAGCTGCACGGCGAATTGTTTCTCGGCGCGTCGCGCCCGCAGCGCGTTGGCGCGGGCGAGCTCGGCCCCGATGTGCTGACCGCGTCCGCCAAAGAACGGCGACCAGCCTTTGTAGTAGCCGTAGCCGCCCTGCGGCTCGGCAATCCCGCGCCGGACGGTGACGTCATCAGCCGAGCGCACTTCAAGAGGCCTCGCGGGCGCCGGCTGTACTCATGCTGCCTCCCCGCGGCCAAGGGTGACTCTGGGCGGTGGCACGGGCAACCGCGGACGTTGGGCGCCGCCCTGGATTGGTGCCAGCCCCGGCCCGAGCCTGGTCGACTTCCCGGTCTCGCCTTGCCCCGGTTCGCCCTCGACCTCGCTGCCCGGGCCCGGCCGTTCGCCGGCGCCGGGAGCCACCGGCATGCCGGGAACACCACCCGCCTGCGCCGAGGCTTCGGCGGGGGCCGGCGGCAGATCGGCCGAGGCGGCCTCGATGTCCTCGTCGCTGATCGTGCTCCACACCCCGGTTTCGCGACCTGACTGACGCAGCTCCTCGAGGGTGGTCTTGCGCGATATCACGCCGAGCTCGTCGGCGCTGAGCACGGTGCGGGTGGTGAGCTCGGCGACCTCGGCCTTCTCCTTGGTGGTCAACTGCCAGAGCGCCCGGAAGGTGTAGGCGAAGGTGTCGGGCAATTTGATCCCTTCGCTCCTGGCGAGGATGTTGATCGTCTTGGTCAAAGGCCGGCGCAGCCGCATCTCCTGCTGCTGGTGGATCCCGTCGTAAAATAAGCGCAGGTCGCTCTCACCGGTCGCGTTGAGCCCGGCCGGCGATTGGCCGAAGAGCCGCACCAGCGGGATCTGCAATGCCCCGGACAGCTGCTGGCCGAACTGCAGGAGTGCCGTGTCGAGCCCGGCAAAGCTGTAGGTCGAGGCGCCGAACTCGTCCTCGGCGTCGAGCAGCGAGATGCCCTCGTTCGATTGGAACATGCGCATCATGTCGATCTGCTGCAACAGCAGATCGCGGCGCTTGCCGCCGGCGCCGATCATCTCGCGCAGGTTCTTGATCTTGACCCAGCGCAGATATGCCCGGTAGATCAGCTGCGCCACACCTTGGGTCGCCGAGTCGAACGCAGTGAGTCTATCCCACAGTCGCTCGTAGATCGATATGCCCCACATGTTCTCGGCGATCTTCTGCCAATACGGCAGATCGACCCCGGTGTAGCGAAAGCAGCGGCTGTAGTGCACATCCATGCGCGGCAGAGCCGGCGCGTCGGCGGTGATCTTGTAGAATTTCGGCAGGCCCAGATCGGGGCCGGCGTCGCTGACGAGGTTATTGAGCGACGGCTCGACCATCCACCGGTCGAGCACCAGCAAACCCCTGAACTGACCTTTGGTGACGGTGTCGATGCGCAATGGGGTGGCCGGGTCTTGCCCGTCGACCATCATCACGGCGATCGCCCCGCCGTAGAGCCGGCCCCACTTTATCAGCTCGTTGAGCTGGTTCCAGATCTGATGGTCGGCCAGCGCCTTTTCCAGGTTCTCGCCGTCGTCGGGCGGCAGGGTTCCGCCAAAGTCCACCCCCATCTTGACCATGTCGTCGGCGACGCTGTCGACGGCGATGCCGCAGATCCAGCTGCCCCGGTACATCCACTCGAGCAATGTGCGCTCGCGCGAGAGCGGGTTGAAGCCATAGGTACTGGCACTATGCAAATTGCGAGTGCCCATCCCAACGGAACTGGCAAAGTTCTGAAATGAGTCTGCCGTTGGCGGGTTGCGCCGCGCGCGCTTTTCTTGTGCCTGCGCTTTATTTACCGTTGATGCGATGCTGCGCCGGCGGGTGGTCTGCGCCATTTACTTGTACAACAAGGCTCTTATACTACAGTCCTTGGCCTCCATCAATTTGCGCAGCGCCGTCGTTCTCTCGGGATTGCGCGGCAGGGTGTTGACGAGCTCGTGCGCCAGGTCGCAGAACACCTGGCTGATCGGCTTCAAATCGTCACGCAGGTGGGCGTAGACGAAGAACTGCAGCATCGGCTCGGGTCGCTCTGGTGGTTGCGCCATTCAGCGGTTCTCCAAAAGCGATTCCCAAGCCCGCAGCGAGCGCGAAGTACGAGGAGCAAATGCGAGGACGAGAGCATCGAATCGATCGGGGCTGGGCAACCCGCGCTTCTTGATGTCTTCCTTGCGCTCGATCTCGATCTGGCCGCGTGAGGTGAGCTTGTATTTGATCACCGCAGTCTGGCCGAGCAGATCCTCGTCCTCTTCGATCGCGATATCGCCGGTCTCAAAGCGGTCGCGCAGGGCCCAAGAAATTTCGGCCTTGAGGTTGCGGAAGCGCTCTTGGGTCGAGCGCGGCTCGTCGCCCTCGGTCGCCGCGGTACCGACGTTGATCGGGATGATCTCGACGTCCTGGCCGGCGAACTCGCGTTCGGAGACCAGCTCGAGGAGGCGATCGGTCACCCCGCCGCCGAGACCCGCATCGTCGATCTTGCACCGCCGGGCACCGGTGTCCTTGATCGCCCGCACGATGGTGCCGGTGACGGTCATCAAATCCCGCTGGTGCAAGGTGGCGTAAATCCGCGCGCGGATGCCGCGGCGCATGATGATCACCGTCTCGTCCATGCCGAAACGGGCGATGTCGCAGCCGAGCTCGACCTCGGCCTCCGGGTCGTCTTGCGTCTCGGCATAGCGGTCGACTGCGGCGCGCAGCCAGCCCGGCGGAATGAGCGTGTCGTCGCCGACGTCGGGGAAGAGGCCCAGCACCTTCGACTGCCACAAGGGCGAGGCTTCGCCCCAGCTCTTGCGCTTGTCCTCGACCCAGATCCGCGAGGTCAAGAGCGGCCGGATCGCATCGGGAACCTCCTCGCCGGTGAAGTTCGGGGTGTCGAAGGCGTTGATGCGAATGACGTGCCAGCCCGAGCCCGGCTTGCACACGGTGGCGAACTGCGAAGCCGGGTCGTCGGGGTTGCCGATCGCCAGGATGCGGCTCTCCTCGGTGGTGAGCAGCGAGTCGGCGGCGATCCACAGCGACAGCGGGACGCCGCAAGCCTCGTCGATCAGCACCAAGAGCCGCTTGGCGTGGTAGCCCTGGAAGGCGATCGGCGCGTAGTCGGAAGGTTTGCGCCCGAGTGCGGCCAGGAACTTGCCGATCCACCATTCGGTCTGGGTGGTGCGGCCGGGCAATCGGCCCTTGGTATGCGCGGTGTTGATCTCGTGCCACAGCACCCCACGGACCTGGTCGCCGGTGGGCGCGGTGGTGATCGCCCGCGCCTCGCCGGGGACGGCGGTGGCGATAAACCAGTCGACGATGCGCGCCCCGATAAAGGACTTGCCGGGCCCGTGGCAGGACTGCACGGCGACCTTGCGATGACCGATCAGCGCCTCGGCGATCTCGATCTGCTTCGACCACAGGAATTCGCCGAGCACCTCGGCGACAAACGCCGCGGGCTTGTCGCGCCAGGCGGCAAAGCGGCTCGCCTCAGCCTGGCGGCGGCGGTCTCTTTCGATAAGCGCTAAGCGAAGCGACGTTGCCTCCCGCTTCACGCGTGCGGATGTCAGCCTCGCCGCGCTCGATGAACCGGTCGAGCTGTTCATCCGACATCTCCGACGGTGACGGCACGACCTCGACGAACTGCACCTCGCGCCAACCTGCCCTGGTCTTCAGCCAGAAGATCTGGGCGGTGACGTTGCCCTGCGCGGCGGCCTTGAAGAGGGCGCGGGCGATCGTCGCGTTAGCCTTGGGCAGACCCAGTGTCAGCTCGCGGCGGAAGTGACGCCGCAGGCTAGAAGCGCTAATCGGCTGCTGGGTGTGGTAGTCGATCACCAGCGGGGCGATCTCTTCGTGCGTCAGACCGAAGCCGACCAACTCGGTGACGAGCTTTTTGTGGTAGCGGTCGGGCACGAAGGCGCCGACGACGCCGTTGCGCATGGCCATGGCCTCGCCTCCGCGCGCTTTTTTTTGGGCGGGCTACTTGTAATCATGCATTAAATGCTTATATCTCGCCTATCGCCCGGTGCTGGAACCCCGGTCGAGGCTCAGAAAGGAACCCCTCCAGTGAAAAAGTCCCAGATCCAAACCGCCACCGAGAAATTCAAGATTGGGCAAACCTATCAAACTCGTTCGATCTGCGATTACGACACGATCCTGTCGTTCGAGATCTTGAGCCGCACAGCGAAGACCGTGACAATCAGGGTTGGCGACAAGACCGTGCGCCGAGGCCTCTACGTTTACGATGGCGTCGAGCAATTCAAACCCTACGGCACCTATTCCATGTGCGCAATCATCGGCGCAGATGACCTCGCCGTGCTGCGCGACACCGTCGGCGTGGGCTAACTACACCTGCGAGGCCTGCGGTGCGGAGCAACTGTTCGGCGCCCAGGAGCTACTGCTCTACCTCGTTTAACGACCGCGCTGGAACGCGATCACTCGAAAGGAACCCCCGATGACCCAACAGATGTCCCGTGAAGACCGCAACGCGTTGCTCACCGCCAAGCGCGTGTGCGACGCGGTGATCGCCACCGTCAACGAGAGCCCGCAGGGCGCGCCTGGCGGCGTCATGTACGCGGCTCTGATGCCATACCTCAGCCTCGCCCAGTTCGAGGCGATGATGCGGCTCCTGGTCGAGACCGGCCGGGTCACCCGGCGCGGCGATCTCTACTTCCCGGCAGGTGCATGATGGAATTGGCTCAGTTCAGCGCGCTGGCCACCCTGATCATCGGTGGTTTTGGTTTGTTCGCCTTTATGTTCACGCGGCTCGAAAAGCGCATGGACAAGTTCGACGATCAATTTACCGAAATGCGCCGCGAGAGCGATCAACGGTTTGCCGAGATCCGCGGCGACCTGGTGCAGGCACGCCGCGACATGGCCGAGGAGTTTCGCGCCCAGCGCGCCGAGGTTGCAGCCCAAGTCAACGCCATCGCCAACGCGATCATCGCCAGCCGCCAGGCACCTTGACACTCTGCATTTAATGCTTACCTAGACCCCTACCGGCGCTGGAACGCCGGCCTTGAAAGGAACCCTTCGATGAAGATCATGATCACCGCAGCCGCTTTGGCGGTTGCGCTCGTCGGCTGCGTATCTGCTAGGGCGCAGACCCTGCTGAACAGTTATACCGTCACGTATTGCGTGAGCCAAACCCGGCTCGCCAGCATGTTCCGGCCGAACAGCATATTCGACGCGTATCTGGCGCCGGGCGGCTGGGTCCACTGGATGGGCGATTCGCGCGACAAGTTCCTGTTCGACAAATGCATGAACGTCTACGGCCTCAATCCTACCGGGAGGGCGGTAAGTGAATAACCCTCGGGAGTTCCGCCAAAACACCTCGTCCGAGGTGGGCGCGGCGTTCGCGGTAATGATCTGCATCGCCGTCGTCGCGATCTGGCTGCTTTCGTGATGGGACACTCAGCCGTGAAGACCAAACGCCGGAGCCCCCTTAAGGGCCGTAAAATTTCCATCGAGGGCACAATCTCGGATGGGACGAAGGACCCGCCCTCTGCGCGCAATCAGCGGCGCCTCGCCGCCAAGGCAATCAAGAAGAGCAAACCATAGCAATCCCGCATTAAATGCGTATATCTACAGGGCCGGCGCTGGAACCCGGCCCCGAAAGGACGACCTTCCCGATGCCAATCATGCTGGCGAAAACTTACGCCGCGTTCAAAGCTGCAGGTGTGCCAGAAGCCGAGGCACAGGCCGCCGCCGAGGAATTGGCGAGCTACGAGAACCGGCTCGATTCGATCGACAACCGGCTAGGAGCCATCGACGGTCGACTTGCCGGCCTTGACGGCCGGGTAGGAGCCATCGACGGTCGGCTTGCCGGCCTTGACGGCCGGGTTACCAAAATCGAGGCCGATCTGTTTGTGCTCAAATGGATGGTCGCCGGGATTTACGGCGTGCTGACGGTTGCCGGAGCGCCGAGCTTGTGGCTGCTGCTTCGGGTGGCCGCGAAAGTGGGGGCACTCACATGAGTGTGCCCGGCGAGACTGGAATCCCCCGGGCACGTGCCCGCTCCCGGTGCTCGTCGGCGAAAGGAACGAAGCCGGCGAGCGCGGCCCGCGAGACCGCTAGAAATAGGCTACTTCGCTGAAGCTTCGAAGCCTCGCGCGTAGAAGCTTACCCAAGGCTGACCGATGACACCAACCGAATTGCGCCAGATCTGCCTCGAGCTCGGGTGGACCCAGAAGACCGCCGCCGAGCGTCTCGGCGTCACCTTGCGAACCTACGGCTATTACGAGGCCGGGACGACCTCGAGCGGGGCAAAGCTCGAGCACGTCCCCAAGGCGGTGGCGATCGCCATGCGCGCCTACCGCTTCGCACAGCAGGTCGAGCGCGCGCAGGACGACCTCGGACACGACCTCATGGCGCTCGGTGACGAGATCGAGCATCTGGCCCGCGACTTTGCCGAGGAGCTCGGCCGATGAGCGAAGCCCGGGCCGAAGCCCGCCTCGACCGCATCGAAGAGGATATCCGCGAGATCAAGACGACGCTCGGGCGGCTCGAGCCGCTGATCATCCGCATCGACGAGCGGCTGAAGACCGAACTGCCATACTTGGCGACCAAGGCTGAATTGGCCGAGAAACCGAGCCGGGCCTACCTGTGGGGCGTGATGGCCGCGATGGTCGGGGCGCAAGCTGTCGCCCTTGCCGCCGCCGCGCTGACGAGGTAATGGCCATGCCTGAACCGGTCACTTTGGATTTGCTGCAAAAGATGGTGCAGCGCGTTTTAGACAGTCAAAACATGCTGCGAAGGGATAACCAGAATCTACGCAGTCGAATGGCCCGCATCGACCATCGGCTATCTCACATCGATCATCGGCTAGATCACATCGAGCATACGCTATTGGCGTTCCCGGCAGGCAGATACTGACCGGGCAGAAGCCGAAACAGACATGCAGGAGCAAATCGACGAACTCACCGAACGGGTCGAAAAACTCAAGCACCCCGACCCATGAGCGCGGAAGCCATGGCGGAAGCCTTGGGTCAGCTCGATCTTAATGAGCGGCCCAGGGCTGATGACGACCGACGGCGAGGAAGAGCGCAAGCTGAAGATGGATCAAATGCGCGCCGACATTGACAATAAGCAAGCCGACACCCGTTACAAGATCAGACTCGAACGCTTGGAGCCGTGGAAGGTGATCATCACCGCAGTCGGCGTCGTCGCCGTGCTGTTCGGCGTGCTCGGCGGTCTCGTTGGGTACAAGGTCGGCTCGGCACCGCCGCCGGCCCCGATTATCATCCAAGTGCCCGCACCGCCACCACCCGCTGTGCGAGGATGATGAGAATGCGGCGACGAGCAGGGAACCCTCAATTACGTCGCATCAGAGTAGCAAGCGAAACCCGCACGCTCGTCAAGCAATTTCTTGGACCGCAACCGGTTCGACGAGCGGACGCGGTCGGCGCAGGCTGACCAGGCGCCCGAGTGCCTCGCGCAGGATTGCCAGCCGCGCATCGTCGCGCGGGCGCTCCGGCTCGCGCAGGATCTTGCGCTTGAGCCAACTCGGCCACGCCGAATCGAGCACCACGGCACGCACCATATGGAAGCCGACACCGGAATCGCCCGGCGGTCGCAATTCGGCGTTCATGCGCAGCAACTCGCGTTCGGCCGCCTCGCTCTCGCCCGGGCTGCCGGACTCGAGGTGCCGGGTGGCGATGTCGCCGATCGTGCCGGCGATCATTCGGCGGTAGAGATCGGCGACCGAGCCCTCGGAAAGCCCCCAGCCGGCGCGCGCGCGGGCCACCAGATAGGCATAGCGGCGGGCGGCGCTATACTGGGGCAGCTCGATCAGCTCGCGCGCCAGCAACGCCCCCAGCGGATCTGCGGGCAGATCGATTCGCCCGTTCAGCCGTTGCCGCAGTAGGCGCAGTTCGGCCGTGCCGAGATCGGGCTTGGGTGCGCGGCCCGCCCGTGTGGTGGCGCGGCGGCGCGCCTCGGCCTGGCGTGGCCGGCCCCGATGTCCACGCTTCATTTTGTCGGGTTTCCTGTGCTAAGAATGGTTCCAACCTGGAACGGCGAACCATCCACCCCCCCGTGGTATCTTCGCTCTTCCTCCCAAAAGGCGGCGCTGATCCCCCCTGGTCGGCGCCGCTTCCCGTTTATCCGTCCCAGAGGTTCCTCAGCCAGATCGGCGGTTTCTTCAGCATGTGAGCGAGGAATAGCACGACATCATCGCCGTCGATGCGATGATCGAGATCGCGGACGATCCGACGTCGGCTAAAGAAACGAGTGCATTCGATCCAGCAGGTATCGCACATCGGCGCGACCGACCAAAAATTGTCGGGGACGCCAAACCAGCGATATGGCCACAAATCGCCATGCGGGCCATAGTGGTGGCACAGCGCACATTGTCCCTGGATAGGGGTTTCGAAGAGCCGCCGCTTGCGGCTCTTCTCGAGCCGGGCCAAGCGCTTGTCTGCGCGGATCTGGCGCCGCTGGCGGGCGACCTCCTCCAGCCGGACGCGTTCCGCGGCGATGGCGGCGAGCCTGGCTTCCTTGCGTCGCTGGTATCTAGTGAGGCGAGGACGGGCCGCGTCTACCGCTGCTTGGCCGGCCCGCGAAAGGTTGGTTCCGGGTGCGACGCGGCGAAGATGGCGGCGCCTACTTACCACCACTCGACAAGACGATGTCGCGCGGTGGGGTCAATTCCGGGAAGCGCTCAGCGGTCAGCGCGTATTCCATCTCGATGCGCGTCACCGCGACAATCTGCTGGGCTAGGCGCGCGATGGCGCCAGCCTCCAGCAGGTTGCCAGTGCCGGCGCGGATGCGGTCGATCTCGTCGAACAGCGCGTCGCGCAACCCGGTGGTCGAGCGCCGCGCGGGCGGGCGGGCTTCGAACAGCTTTTTTTTCGTTTCCAAAGATTTTGTTCTCCTCAATGGACGACTTCGCCAGGCATCGGCAAGCGGCTGGTCAGCCGGTAGCGCGGTGCCACAAAGCCCTTGTCGGGATCGCCAACGAGGCAGCGCCGCACCCATGTCGCGCTCTCGAACTCACTGCCACGGTGAAGGGTGCGCGAATGCCCTCGGCGCCAATGCAGACAAGGCGATTCGTGGGTACCGGCAGCGACCGCGCTGCGGCTCACCGCATAACGTACAGCGGGCACGTTGACGGTCAGCACATGAGCATCTCCGGAAGTAGGTGGTTTACCTTTCCTGATTCGTTCGCGTTGCCACCACGCCACCGGGTCGGGAACGAAGGTGTCAATCACCAGTTTCTCGTCGAGGAGGACCAGTGCTCCGAGCAGCATGATCGCAGCCTCTCGGGCTGTGGCGTCTTCTAGCGATCCCGGTTCGATACGGAAGCCCGACGTGGTGTATAGCTCTCGCACGACGAAAAACTCATCCTGTCCGATTGCCCCATTGGTAAAATCACCCGCCACAGTGTTAAACAATGATCTGTCCGCCAAATCCTTTAGTTGTTCCAAAGTAAGATTCCACGCTTCGCGTGGCCCGTCTGGATCAAACTGCGGGGACCAGGCTGGATAAAACCATGTCCTGACGATGTCGCCCAATAGAGGTTTTCCGTCTGGAGGGTCGGCCCAATCCCGAGTCCCAGGGATCGACAATTCTTCATCCATCCCGTCATAGCTACGGATCTGTTCTGCGACAATCGCCCGGACCAGCGATTTAGGATGAGCCTCGAACTCGAAATAACATATTGGAAATGGTATCTGGATTTTTTCTTGTAGCGCTTGTTTTTCGGCAAAACACGCATCTCCGGTCTCACGGATAAAGTCCAGTGGCAAGGATCGACAGTCAAATACCACAGCTTGCTGTAGCAGCATGCCGTGAATGAAGTGAGCCCTACTAACGGATTCCGGCTGCCGATCGGGCGTTTTGTTTCTTTCCTGCATTTGTCGCTTGAGGTCAGGGAACAGCGTCCGGTAGAGACGCAGAGGCGGTCGCTTGACGTGTTTCATATTCCAGTAATCCCGCGGCTAGATAGACTTGGCGGATGACCGGGGGATAGTCGCGCCAGCTCGCCCTACCTCGTCCGTAACCCCACAACCGCACGCAGCGATCGCTGCACGGCCGAGCGAACATGCGCAAAGTCAATCCGTCGCGGTAGAGCGCGCCCAGCCGCGCACCGCAGATCGGACACTCCACCGGGTAGAGCGGGGTGCGACAATCCCGCCGTAGCGGGGTCGCGATCACTGGGGTACGGGCGCCTCGGGGCTCGGACCGCTAATGAGCAACGATTCGAGCTGTCCCGACAGCGTTGGCTCGGAGCTCGTCCATTTGCGATATTCGAGCTCGAGCGCGGCGACGCTGACGATGGTCTTGGCGGTGTGCGAGATCGCGCGGGCCTGCTCGGCGTCGATCTCGTTGTTGTTCAACCGGTCGATCGAATTGAACAACGCGTCGACCAGGCCATGCATGGTGCGCTCGACCTTCTGTTCTGACTTGGCCATGTAGTTTCTCCTCCGTGGGTTATGTTCATGCCACGACTCTGGCGCGCAGCGGGATATCCCAGCGGGCGAGCTGGGCCAGCATCTCGTCGACCGAGTGGGCGACGGCGATCGTCATGCCAGCAGCTGCCAGCCGCTTGAAGACATCTTTCTGACCGTCGAGGATGCGCGGGCTGCCCCGGCGGGTCCGGCTGACGCGTGTTTTCGAAAGCCGCCCACCTTTGCGCTTCAATTCGAGCCCGAAGATCCGGCCGTCGAAGATGATAATCAAATCCGGCCAGCCGCGCTTGAGCCCGAGGCGTGAATAGCGCGCCACCTGTTGCGCCGTCAGCTGCGTCGCACCGGCCGGATAGCACGCCCACACCGCCGGCGGCAGCAAGAGCTTGTCGAGGGCCTCGGCGCAGGCCTGGTGGATGTCGACCTCGAGCGGCTCGGGCGCGGTCAACTTGAAGCGTGGCGCTTTATCGCGCGAGCTCGACCAGTGTGCGGCAGCGCTCACGCGGTTCCCGCGGGCTCGCCCCCGAGATGCGCCCGGGCCTCGGCCAAGCCGTCGTCGACGCTCTTGCGCTTGCGGCTGCGGCGCGGGTCGTGAACGGTCTGCTTGGCGAACGGCCGCGGCTTCTTAGCGGCCCGCCCGTTGACGGTGGGCGCCTCGGTCACACTCGGCTCCATCGCCCCTGCTTCGCCCCTACTTCGCTGAAGCTCCGAAGCGCTTCGCATGGCTGACTGGCCGAGCGGCGTGTCGAGGTAGAGCCCGAGGGCCCGGCGGTATTCGTCGCGCAGGGCGTACTGGTCCTGCCGGATCTGCGGATCAAGCTCCCGCTCGCGCACCATCTGGCGCACGGTCTCGGCGTCCATGCCGGCTTGCCGGACCTCCTCGTAGACCTCTTTCAGCGTGTCGTTAATTCCCTTGCGGTCGTCGCGCAGGATCTCGATGCGGGTTACAAACCGGCCGAGCGCATCGCGGTTGACGATCTCGCTCTTGCCCTGCGAAGCTTCATGCGAAGCAGGGGCCGTCCTGGTTTTCGCTTTTGCCACGTCCCAAACCCTCCGATGAATCAGTCGGCTGCTTCCGCCATTGGCACCAGATGCGGGGGTGCTGGAGTTTGCTTTGCCGGCTTCAGCTTTCTGATCTGTGCCAGACGGCCGGCCGAGATTTTGCGGACGGCTTTGAGCTGGCCTTTTAGGCGCTCATTTTGGTTTTCCGCGTCTTTGCGGTTCCGTTCCCAATAATCGCCGTGCACGAGAAGCCGCATTTGGCGCTGCGCCCAAGCGACCAGGTTTTCACCGGGCTTGCGCGACCGCACATGACGATCGTAGTTGCGTGGGGTGCGGTAACTTGCCTCGACCAACTCGATGTGCCCGCAGACATCGGCACAGGTTTTCTGCACCGGCTCGGCATTCAGCCGACATACGCCCACCAACATTTTGTTGTTCAAGGCCACATAGCGCATAGCCTGTCCGAAGTCCCATTCCTGGCCCGAAGTGCAGTGGTCCGGGCATTGCCCGGCTTCACGCGCTTGTCGATGTTCGGCCGGTTCAGTCGTCGTGTAATGGACACAGAATAAGCAGCTCATTGGGCACTCCTTCTCCTATGGTCTACCCGGTCGTTGACGCACTTCTGCGGTCGGTGCCATCTGATTGACCTCGGCGAGCGACAGCGGCTTGCGCCAGCTCACCGAGATCGGCAGGTTACCAAACCGCGCGATCGCCAGATCGTCGGGCAGGACCTCCTCAAACAGCGGCTCGTCGGTGCCGAGCCCAAAAAAGATCCGGTCCCTGATCCGCTCCATGCGGCGGCGGCGCGTCGGGCTCCAACGGAGCACCAGCAGAGGACCCTCGGACGTGTGAGCCGCGAGGCTCAACTGCCACAGCGGACGGCCCTCCGCATAGCGCGTTCACTCCATGCCGAGGTTGACGGTCAGGCAGGCGGTGACGGTGCGGTCCTCGAGCCAGTAATGCCTGCCGACAATCTGGCGCTCCGGATCGAACACCGGATGTGCCAGAGCAAAAGCCGCGTGTGAATTCATGGTCAAACCTCCTTCTCACAGGTAGTGCACCAATGCCCAGATGATTGCGGCCCAGATCAGCGTGCTGATCAGCAATCCGTTGCGCAGCCCGCAGCCGAAGCGCACGTCATCAGAGTCGTTGCGTCATTGCCCCCTCCAACATGGTTTTGCCCAGCTGCTGCAGTTCCTCCAAAGTGGCAAGCACTGCACACATAAGCTGGATCTCCCTATCCGCCTTGGCTTGGGTCATGTGATTGTGGTGGTGCTTCGGTGAGGCGACGAACCGCGGGTAGGCCACCCGCCGCTTGCCGATCTCGCGGCGAACGCAGTTTATTTGGTCCTGAAGATCAATCGCCATTTGGCAACTCGCGCCTTAGGTAATTGATGGCCGCCAACAGTACAGCCGGATCATGATTGAACTGCCCCAACGTGGTATTGCAGCTAGGGCATAGTAAACCTCGCACTCTGCCAGTCGTCTGATCGTGGTCTACATAGAGACGTCGCCCCTTGGTTTTTCCGCGTGGTGGCCGACCACAAATCGCACACACGCCATTTTGTAATTGTAGAAGGTTATCGTAATCCTCTAGCGTCAAGCCGTATCGCTGTTTAAGCGATGTTTGTCGGCGCCAAGAAATGTCCTGATCTGCGTATTTCTCGCGCTTGGAATGCAGTATTTTGTTCCGATGATCTTTATAGTACTGATGATAATATTTCGCCTGACGAGCCCTCTTTCGTTTACCCAATTCAGGTCGTTTGGCGAACCTGAGGGCGTCATAGCAGGGTCGACATAAGGTCGTTTTTTTGACGCAAGCCGGTCTGTGTGGATGACAAGAAGCTGGGATTCCTGCCAACTCAGCCTTCAGGCGCGCTCGCCGTTGGGCTCGAACTTGTTTCTTCTGGTCGGCGAGGCTCGGCGCGAACAATTCGGTCATAGCGATGGCCCCGGTCAGGCGAGCGCCGCATTGAGCCAGTCGCGCAACTGCCGGGCCTGGTCGCGGTCGAGGTGAATTTCCCCGAGGGAGTGCTCCGGTCTGCCGCCGACAACAATGCGGAATTGGCCGATCGTCTCGCCCTCGGGCACAACGGTATGCAGGAAATCATCATCTTCGAGGTCGGCGACCAGCATCGCGCCATCGGCTTCCAACACCAGACGGTTCATTCGACAAACTCCTGTTCGCGCGCCTCCATCGCGGCTCGGCGCGAACAATACGGTCATAGCAATGGCGCCGGTTTTTTATAGCTTGCCAGGCTGTTGGCGCTGCTCGCGGCAAGCTTGAGCAACAACGCGCTCATGGCATACAAAGCAAATGCCGACCGGATGGTTCGGTCGGCACCTGTGAGGAGAATGTGATGAAGAAGCATCACAGACTCCTGCTGATCATGAGGTTCTGGCGCTTGCGCGTCAAGATCATCATCGATTAAGCAGGGGGAGGTCAATCGGTTCATCCGGTTGACTTCCTCCTCCGGGTCGAACCTCGCGAAAGGTACGGCCATGGAATTTGGCTTCCGCTTTCCGGTCCCCCACGATCCCGATGAGCCACTAAGTCCACGCGAGCGCACGATATCGATCTGGCTGCCGCGTTGGCTCGCCCGCCTGCTCAAATCGAAAGAGGGGCGAATTCTGATCAATATCACCCTCTCACCTCCCTAATCGCGCTCGTTCGCATAGGACGCACTCATGCCGCGATCTCGGGCTGGAGCTTGCAAGGTTCCGGCGGGTCTTCGAGTTGGATCAGCCTCTCGATGCGCTGCGCCCACCATTCGGCATCATGCTCGGGGTCGTCGCCCATCAGTGCCAGCACTGCGAATTCGGCCTGTTCCGATGGAAACCGGCGCAGCACAAACTCGACCAAGGACAGCGTGCGATCATTGCCCTGCGAAGCTTCATGCGAAGCAGAGGGCTCCGGCGCTGGCTCCGGACGTTTGAGCGCCTCGCCGATCGAGATCATGCGGCCCCCGCTCCGCTCGCGGAGCTCCGCAGGGCAAGCCTCGGGGGCGGTGGCATGCCTTGCAGCACGCTGCGGTCCCAGGCCTGCCACCGAGCGGCCGGCGGTGGCGGACAGCCGCGGAACTGGATCTCGTGCAGTTGCCGGCGCCGTTCGAGCGACGGGCTCTCACCGCGGCGCAGCGGGCGGTGGGCGGCATAGAGCGCGGCCAGCTCGTCGTAGAGGAGCTTGTCCGCGAAGGGCCGGGCCTTCCACGCGGCCGGCGCCGGGTCGTGGAGCGCCGCCTTGGCGCCGGCGAGCACCTCCTGGGCTCGCCGCTGCTTGTCCGGGTCGCCGAGCGAGGTGGTTTTGAGCCATTCCTCGAGGTTGAGGATCTGCTGCCGGCGGCGGAAGTCGCGGCGGATCGGATCGCACGGCGGCGGTCGCGGTCGCGATTGACCGATCGGGCTGAGGCGACACCCCCGTTTCCGTTCGCGTTGATCGCCGGTTTTCGCCTGCCCGGGAAGGGCCGCGCCGGTTGACGCGGCCCCCTCCGCTATGACACCGTGAGCCTGATCCTCACAACCAAGAGCTTCTTGATCTCGAAGACCAAAACCACGATAATCCGTCGCGGAAGCTTCGATGGTACCATCATCGATAACTCCCGTTGGAACGCCGGCCGGACCAATCCCGACCGGCGTTTCTGTTATCGCAGCATCCGGTTCGGGTTGCACGGGTTGAAGGCCATCAAGGCGAGCGCAGCTCGCGTCTCGGGTCTCCACAACTTTTGTTTTAACGCTTTCTTCCTTGCTCGCGTGCGCGGCGTCAAGGGATTCAGAAGGTTCAACATGTATGGGAAGGGAGTCTGGATTAGAGGAGCGAAGCTCCTCCTTTGGTTGCTCGTTGGTTTCAAGCCGTTTTGCTGCTTGATACCAACGTTGATTAGCTAAACGTGTTTCTCGGTTTTTCCGTGGCTTAGCCTTCCTGGCATGCGCCGCAGAAGAACGACGTTCCGCGATCATTTTGGTGACGCGATCCCATTCCGTTTCCAGCCGCTTTTGATGCCAGAAGCCGTCAGAGACATCGAAAAATTCGAGCAGCACAGGTCGCAATTTCGCACGCCACCGTTTCATGGTCGCGCGGCAAACATGCGCCATCCGTTCATCGTCATCGGGCAAGGCCCGACCGTTGTTACGCCAGGTCGCCAACAGGATCAGGAAATAAGCGCCGAACTGTTCGGTTGACAGATGCGTGGTGTCGCCAATGAGCGCATCGGTGAATACCGGCATAATCGGTGCCTGCGCCATTGCTTAAGCCTCCCCCCCGATGACCACTCGTCCTTGCCATTCTTCAGGCGTTTGATCACGCTTGTCGCGATTACACAGTTCACACGCAGTCGCCAAATTTCCGATCGCGTTCGAACCGCCACGGGATATCGGGATCCGATGATCGCAGTGCAGCGGCGGTACCTCCGACCCACAATAGACGCATCGGTAGCCATCGCGCTGGAACACTTTCTCGCGCAATTCCTCCCAATGTCTGGGCGACATACGCATGCTGACCAAATATGGAATGGAGAGCCGGGTTTTGGTCCGCTTCACCAAGCCAAGCTCTTCGAGTTCATCAAGCAAGCGCCCGACTTTGCGAGAACCGGGCACTCTGAGTAAACGACTGAGTCCTAAAAGATCATTCGGCAGATAGCCCGGCGGCTTGTGCTGGATCGCCCATGGCAGCAACCGCACCCAGCACGCATACACCTCTAAACTACAGCAAGCTATAGAGTTGTTGGTGTTCAGTTCATAAAGAAAGTGCTCAAACGAGTTTCCCGGTCTCCACGCCATCGTTTCCCCCTGCTGGGTGGTTAGAGCTTCGAAGATTATTCAGCACGGCGAGCCGTGGAAATCGCCGGGCTCGAGGATCGGCTCGCCGAGCGCCCGACGCATGCGGTCGAGCACTTCGCCAAGCGCTTCCACCGTCTCGCCATCGCCACCGGCAACACCGGCCGGGTTCACGCTGTAGGCCCGCAGCGTACCATCCTCATGGTAGTAGACCTCGTGGATCGCCAGGCACGGCTCTTTGGTGAGCGGATCGAAAAAGCGCATGACTCGATAGTTCCAACTCACGCCAGGGCCTAATAGTCCGAGGCATTGAGATCGGCAAAGAGCTCGTCGAGCGTAGTGAACTCGGTGCCCTCACCGCGCCTCGTCGCCTCCATGGCGGCAATTGTCTCGGCGTTTGGTGCCAACGGAAAATTGGTCGTGAAGCCGGGTATCCGGCGAAACCGCAGCGCCTCGCCGCCAGACTTCGAATAGAGCATCCGGCCAAAGCGCAGCCGGCACCCTTCGCACGGGCAGAAGACCCGGCTTTCCCGCTTGCCGTCGCGCATGAAGTAGCGGCGCTTCCACAGCCCGCCCGGCAGCGCAATGCGGTGGAACCGGCGCCAGCCGAGGCGGCCACGGCTTTCGCTAGCCATCGCCTTGCTCGGGCTCGGCCAGCACCTCGCCAAAGCCGATGACGCTGCCGAATTTCCCCGCCTCGTCCTGCGGTTCCCACAATTTGCCTTGCGCGCCGCAGATCCCTTTGCGCATCCCGTGGCAGCTGGTGTGCTGCGGCTGTTCGGTCTCGCCGGTCACATAATCCGGTTCCGGCAGGTAGGTCGCGTCAGCGTGATGGCATATCCACTGTGGCTGCTTGATGCGGAGCTCGCCATAGTCGTCGTGCTTCGCCCAGCGGCAATCCTTGCACAGCTTCAGTTCCGGTTCTGGTGCCGGCGCTTTGGGCTGCGGGTGCACGATGACATGGCACAGGTCGACGCATTCGTTGCAGATAAAGACGATGCCGGGTCCAGCAATCAGCTTCCTGACTTGGTGCTGGCTCTTGCCGCAGAAGCTGCAGTACAGCGTGTCACTCCTCATCGCGCGGCTCCCAATAACGGCCCTCGGGGCCGCACAATCGAGAATGCGCACGTGCTTCGTAACAACGCATTTGTTGCGCTTGCTGCGGTTGACCGAGCACGTAATCGGGCTCCGATATCCTCACCGAGGTCGAATGCTGACAGGTGTAATCATAAGGTTCGTCAGTCATCATCGGACGCTCCAATCCCTTGGCCCAGCGGCAGTCCTTGCACAACCTCATTTCCATTACGTCCTCGGGAAGGATTTTGCTGACCGGTAGGATTTCGATTTCGACCAAGCGATTGTCCGCATCGAAGTGCAGCATCACACCCGGATAGACCTCCTCGCCCTCGGACGGCCCGCCGGCAAAGACGATGCTGAGCGCATCGGCTTCCGGGTCATAGTCCCAGCGCAGCTTCATGGCTTGCCCCGGCGCCGCCTCAATACTTCGTCTAAACGGTCATCGAGTTGTTGGTTAGGATTGAGCGCCACTTTCCCCGACGGAAATTTCACTGTCGACTCAGCTGAGCGTGGAGCGACTAGAAGTGGTCGCGAGGGCACCAAACCCAGTTCCATTTGCGTACCGAATTCTTGCGGATGACTGGTAGCGAACAGGATATTCGGCAAGCCGAGCATCACTAACTTTTTGACATTAAACGCAACGAATCGCTCTCCATCTTTAGTAAGGCGCTTTTTAGCGCAGGCCCAGACCTCTGGTTTGTGGCGCTGAACATGCGAGCGCCAACTGTTCAGATCGATTATAAACCACCGTGTGATGAGCGTTTGTGTATCGTCGCCTGCGAACCCGTAAAATAGCCATCCCAACCACCCATCGATAATCTTTTCTAATTCTGTAATTACCCCACTCTGACGCGCCGATCTTATAGTAACGTCGTAGGGGTAAAGTTTGAGATATTTGACACGTCTCATGCGCGCACCGATCTGAACGATCCGTGCATCGCGAGCGCAAAAAATCATCAGATCGGTCGCCTGTTTGATGTCAAGCTCCCATGGTGCCTCGACTACGAATCTTGGTCCGACGATGTTCCTGATTTCCTGCGAAAATTTACGTTGCCAGTCAAAATCTCCGAGCCAGTCAGTCATGCCCCCACCGCAAATTTGGTCAGTTCATTGCCGTATTGATCGAAACCCGGACGTGGCTCGCGCGAGAACACGTCGATCCTTGGCCCTGCTGTTACCCGTCGAACGAGATCATAAAATTCGTCGGGTTTACGACTGTGTTCGCGGCGCGGCGCCTCGAAACAGCAATTGAATGCTTTGGTGTCGACAAACCGTGGACTGCCGCATCTGGCATAGACCACGAACTCGCAATTGTATTGCGGCAGACCCACTGGCTGGAAACCACCCGGCTTGTGCCACACCATAGTCAGCACGTATCGGAATCCCCATCCGGCGATGAGTTCGAGGCAGAGCGGCAGAAAGCGCTGAGTGGCCCAGCAAAATAAATGGCAATCCTCGGCTGCCAGCTTGGCAACATCGAAGGCGGCTAACTCGTCTTCCGTCATGATCGGATATTCGAGGCCGATCTGGTTCGGCCGTACCTCGCGCTCGATCATTTCCGCTGGCCAGGGCGGATCGATTATGATCGTGTTGAATTTCTGCGGCGGCAGAAAAGCCGGTAAAAACAATTGCTCACCAATGCGGCGCCGATGGTTGGTAATGCGCCACCGGATGACAGCCGTACGCAGCTCATGTGTCGAGCGCGGTAGTGGTTCCCCTGCCTGCAGCGGTTCTTTGCACCAGTCGAGCAGCCGATCGGCGTCGGGTCTTTCCAGCCCCGCAACGAGCCGGTGATGTTCAAATGTCAGAACTTCCTGTCGACAGGAAGTTTCAAATTTCCGGGCCACCGAAGCGCAATTCGCGCATGTCTGAAACGCCGGCCCTGCCCAGTCCTCGGCCTCGGTCAACGCTCGACGCCGACCATATTTCTTTTCACCGAAGGCCCACCAATCGCCGATCCACCAGCCGATACCGCGGTCGATCCTGGCCAACACCATGCCAGCGCGCAGCCATTCGCCTTCGCTCATGTCGTCCGGCAAATCCCAGCCGGTGAGCGATAACTGGCCCTTTAGGCCGAGACGGCGCAGTTCACCACCAGGCAGCCGGACAATTTCACCTTTCACGCGACTCCCCCCTGGTTGCGCGGTTTCAGAGTGTCTGCAGCAGCGACTCCACGTTGCGGGCGCGGACCCGCAGCTGACGATTGGACGGCGCGCGCGATTTGCGCATCGAAGGCTGGGGCCGCCGCCGGCCAGGCGCCGGCACCGGCACGGCATCGGGCGACCGACGCTCGAGTTCCGGCGGCCAGTCGAGATCGCGCGGCCAGTTGCGCTCGAACCAATCGGTGGCCCGGCGCGCGCTCTCGGTTCGGCAGTCGCCGCCGGCTAAGAGACCAGTGATCAGATGGTCGTTGTTGGCGATCAGCAAGCCGAGGCTGGTGGCGCGCGCGCCGGTCGCCGCCATGTAAACCCGGGCCAGAATGGCCAATGAGGTCGAGGTGTATGCGATCATAATCTAACCGAGACTATCCCCGGCCAGGCTACCACGTCAACCCCAACTATTCGCCTGCGTCAAAAGCGCGACAGAAACCCGCCTCGCAGACCCAAGGCTACGATCCCGTAGAAAGTTTTCTAAAAACTTGTTATCAAATGCGGCTTGTAAACCGCAGGAGCAATGGTTTGCAGGCTATCGCACCTTCACAAGGCTCCGCCTGGTCCGAGGAAGATTTCCGCAAGCGCGTCCAAGCTCGCGCCGTCGAGCTCGGCACCTCGGTCCGTCAAATCCTGATCGCTGCCGGCGTCGCCCTCGACCTGCTCGACAAGCGCCCGGTATCGGGCCGCCGCATCGACACCCTCGAGAAGCTCGCCCGCGCCTGCAATTGGAGCCTTGCCGAATTAATGGGTCACGACGTGTTTGATCGGATTTCCGAAGACTTGCTGGTCGAGGCGTTCAAGATCGCCCGGGAAGGCTTGCGTTATGTGGCGGACGCCGAGGACGCCATGCCCACGGCTGTAGCACAGGTGTATAATGTGCTCGCGGACCGTCGCCGTGATGGTCAAGTGATTGACGATACAGTGCGCTCCACGCTCGTAGCAGCCATCGCCGCAGGTTTTGGCGCTGGTCGGCGACCACGATGATCAACAACCACGATGCGATGTGAAAGACGAGCCACCCAACCCCGTGCTGGGGTGGAGCGCCGGGCGACATCCACTCCCAAACCAGATACCCGGAATTGCCGAGCAGCGCGGTGATGCGGCCCGCGCGCTCACAGATCACCGCGGCGAGGGCCAGCGCTAGCCATAATGCGTTCGAGCCTGCCGGAGACGCCGCGCTGTAAGGCTGGACCACCGAACCCGCGGCAACGAGGGCCAACCCCGTCGTAACGTCGACGAAGTGCAAGGTTGCAGGCGACGGGATCGGGTGCGCCGCTCGGAAGCGCCGACCCGTCTCGAAGAGTTTCCTGTGAGCTTCGCAGTGGCGATTCTCCGACATTTGAACCCCCGATTCGGCTGAAGCTGCGGCACGCAACGTCATCTTTTCGTCATCTTTGCCCTCGGTCGGGGCAGCGTCAACCGTCAATATCCCGTGAATTCTTTGTGAAAGATCGTGATGGCGCTCGCTGTTGTTAGAGTACAAAATACGGTTGCGTCTTAGAGAGAATTCTATTAAAATCACCGTCCACATGAGAGTTAACCCTTTGACCCACAAATGCGTTCGCCCCCTGCTGCTAGCGACTGGCGCCCTCGAGGAGCGGGTGCGGCGCCGCCACGAGCGCTTGCGCTATGCGGTCGTCTCACTGTTCGCCACCGCCGGCGCCGTGGCGCTCGGCTATCTGTTAGCGCACGCGCTGGTCCACCGCGTCCTGCACCTGCCATGAACCAGCCCTACCGTCTCACTCTCGACGAGGCAGCACTGCGCACGCTCGTCGCCGACAAGGTCGCGCACCTGACGATCCACCACATCCCGATCGACGTCGAGCTGACGGTCCCATGGAACCGCATGATCGGCATCGTCCTCGACGCGCTGGCCTCGCGGCTGCAGGCAAGGCCGCCCGCCGACCCGCCCGAGGCCCGTGAGTTTTTGCCCAAAAGGAACAACCGGCGATGACCGAGAAGCGCTACGTGATCTGGAGCGAAGAGCACGGCGGCTGGTGGGCCGGCGGCAGTTGGGGCTACACGCGCTCGCTGCGCCAAGCCCACCGTTACTCGCAAGAGCAAGCGGCGGCGATCATCAAAAACGCCAACGCTTATATCAAGCCGCCCGATTTCAACGAGATCGCGATCGCCGATCCGGTCGTCGACGCAGACACGAAAAGATGAGCGAGCCATGCGCACCGTCATAGTCGGCAGCCACCACCACAGCGGTGCGGCGGTGCACGCCGTCGAGCGCCTAAAGACCGGCGACTCGCTGCGCCTGGTGCGCGAGCCCACCAACAAGGTCGATCCGCGCGCCGTCGCCGTCTACGACCATGCCGGCCAGTTTCTCGGCTACATCCCGCGCGTCGCGCATGCCCGGTTTTACCCGCTGCTCGGCGAGCGTGACGAGATCGAGGCCGTGGTGTCGAGCATCGCGACCATCGAGGAAGGCCGGGTCCGCTGGTCGCCAAAGATCGAGATCATCCCGGCAGGCGATCTGTTCAGTGACGCCGCCGATGGCTGAGATCACCATCATCCGGGCATCCAGTCTGTCGAGCTATCCCGACTGCAACCGCCGTGGTGCGGCCCGGCTGTTCCGCCAAGAGATCGAGGCCGCCGGCTTCAAGCTCCGCTCGCCGCCACGCGGCGTCGGGGCGGCGATCGGCACGGCGGTGCACCGCGCCGCCGAGATCTCGCTCGGCGAGAAGGCCAAGACCGGCGAGCTGCCGCCGGCGAGCGTCGCCACCGACTGCGCCGCGCAGACCCTCTCCGAGCAGCTGGCCGAGGGTGTGGCCTTCGATGCGACGACGCAGACCCGCGCCGAGGCGTCCCGGCAAACCGTCGGCATGACCCGCGCCTATCACCGCGTCGTGGCGCCCGAGGTCGAGCCCATCATCGTCGAAGAACGACTCGAGGCGGAGGTGTCTC